GCAGTGCAGATTGACGGCAGAAAATATCGCGGCGGCAGTACCTACTGCCCGCTGACCGAGTGGAAAACCACAAACGGCACAATCATAGATGTGCCCCAGACCTTCCTGATCGGTGCGGCGCAGAGCGCGGACGGCAGCAAAAAGCAGCAGTTCTGGTTGGGTACGCTGTACCAGTGCAAGGTGTATAAAGGCCTGCTGAGTGACGACAAGGTGAACGATTACATCGAGAAGGGGTGGTAAAATGGAAGTGTTTGACATCAACGGTCAGATCATCAGCCCGCTGGCGGGAAAAGCACTGTACATTGCAGGCGACAGCATCGCCTACGGCGCGAGTTGTGCGGGCGGCTACGGCAAGTGCATTGCAGATAAATATGGCATGACGGTGACCAATGAAGCCGTGAACGGTGCAACGCTGGCTCCGAACATTACCGACAACGTAAACGGCGGTATCCGCACCTGCATCAGCACGGTGGTGACAAGCTCCACAGCGCTTGCAAAGGCAGACTATATCCTGCTGGAGGGCGGCGTGAATGATGCGTGGAACAAGGCCCCGGTGGGCACCCTGACCGATGGCTTTGCTGCTGCCTACGATGAAACGACCATGACCGGCGCACTGGAAAAAATGCTGGAGTATCTGGCGAAAAACTACAGCGACAAGCGCGTGGCCTACGTGTTCCCCCACGGCGGGCTATTCGGCAGCAGCGAAAACTGGTACAAGACTTACAAGCCTGCCATTCTTGCAGCGCTGAAAAAGTGGGGCGTGCCCTACGTGGACATTGCGGAGAGCACCCCGCCTATGGGCGGCCACGGCATCAGCGGGTTGAGTGGCAAGTACACCGGCGATGGCACGCACCCCAACAAGGCAGGCTACGAGCGGTTTTACATGGAGCCCATCGCTGCGCTGCTGAAGCGTATGTAAAGAAAAGAAAGGACTGATATCATGCTTCCTATCATGGACGTATCCCGCTGGCAGGGCAGCATCGACTTGGACAAGGTCAAGGCAAGCGGGCTTTATCTTACCAAAAACCGAAAGGACGTGACCACATGAACCTCCTGACTTTCCTCTCCCGTCTCTTCGCCGCCCTTGCCCACGCAAAGGAAGCGGCAGACAACTCCACTGCAGAGCCTGGCCCCGTGTCCATGGTGGACACCCAGAGCGCCGCTCCCCCCGGCTGGGAGGGCGCACCACCCTACCGCTACATCGACGTGAGCCGGTATCAGGGCAAAATCACCCTCGACGGCTGGCGCAAAATTAAGGCGGCGGGCTACAAGGGGGCAATGCTCAAGACGGTATCCACAAACAGCAAGCTGAGCAAACGCAAGGACGGGCTGTACGTCGACCCGACCTTTGAGACCAACTACCGCAACGCCCGGGCTGCCGGGCTGGACGTGGGGGTCTACTACTACACCTACGCCACCAGCGAGGCGATGGTCGATGCAGAGCTTGCCCTTGTGCGGGAAGCGGTACGCGGCAAAGAGCTCACCATGCCCGTGTGCGTAGACGTGGAGGAAAACAAGCTCAAGCCCATGAGCACTCTCGACCTCACCAACCTCACCGCCTACTCGCTGGAACAGGTGGAGCGGATGGGTTTTTACGCACAGCTGTACACCTACACGGGTTACAGCTATGAGCTGGACATGCAGCGTCTGGCAGGCCGCTGGGACGTCTGGTTGGCCGACTACACGGGCAAGACGCCCAAGGTGAATTACATCTACCACGCCCACCAGCACACCAGCAAGGGCTCTGTGCCGGGCATCTCCGGCAACGTAGACCTCAACGTGACCACCCGCAACTACCCCCGTATCATCCGCAAGAAGGGCCTGACCCGTCTCCGGGAGGGCGCATGAGCGAAGCAATCATCGTGGCAATCATCACCGGCGGTCTGAGCCTGATCGCCACGATCGTCTCCAACAACCGCACCGCCCAGAGTATGGACGCTAAGTTGGACAAGCAGCAGGCCGTCACAGAAACAAAGCTGGAAGAGCTGACCCGAGAAGTCCGGGCGCATAACAACTTCGCCCAGCGCGTGCCAGTGCTGGAGGAACAAATCAAGGTGGCAAACCACCGCATTGAAGACCTCGAAAAAGAGAGAGGAGAGTAACACATGGAAACCATTCTTAACACCATTCTCACCCCGCTGCCCTCGTGGCTGGCGCTGGTGCTCATCGTTGTGGGCGCTGTGTCGCTTGTGCTGGGGCTCATCCGTCTTGGCTACGGCGCAGCGGTCAGGACGCTGGTGCTTGACCTCATCGACCAAGCAGAACATGAGATTCAGGGCACCAAGCGCGGCGCAGAGCGCAAGGCATGGTGCGTCAAAATGCTGCGCCACTATCTGGACAACAGCCGGTGGGGCAAGCTAGTCTCGTGGGCAATTACCGAAGAGACCATGAGCAAGGTCATCCAGTTTTTCTTTGACCGGGCACGAGCGGCACTGCAAAAGCAGTAAGGAGGATATCATGGCAAGCACTACATACGAGCAGAAACGATTTTGTGAAATCAAGAGATGCGGCAAAATCGACCATCTCGGTAACGTCCCTGTAATGGTGCGCAACGCCGGAGAGCTGCCGCAGCCTTTCTGGCTCGGCATTGCTCATGGCGGCGGCTCGTGTAGTGCTGCCCGCTGCGCTGCAAGGACTTGACCGGCAGAGGATGATCGCCGCCATCAAGAACGCACCGCTTGGGAGGGTTGACCGTAAGATAGCCTTACTGCGGTACGTTGAGCGGCTTCCGCTGCCGGACATTGCAGCGCAAACACATTATAGCCGGACGGCAATCAGCTACCGGCTGAAAGGCATTGATTTGATTTTGGAGGAATCGAATGGTTGTAGGTAAAATCGCAAACAGTCACAATGATGAATACTATACTCCAGCGTATGCAATCGAGCCAATTCTTTGCTATATTCCAAACAATGCAAAGGTTTGGTGCCCATTTGATACAGATGAATCACTGTTCGTGAAGATGCTTGTAGCGCATGGATGCAAAGTTGTTCATTCTCATATTGCCGAAGGACAGGATTTCTTTTCAATGCCTGTCCCGGAATGCGACTTCATTGTTTCAAATCCTCCGTATTCTTGCAAAACAAGGATTTTTAAACGTCTTTTTGAAATTGGAAAGCCATTTGCTATGCTTGTCGGAAGTGTTGGGCTGTTTGACTGCAAAGAGCGATTTGATATTTTTTCGCAGAACGAGTTTGAAATCTTGTGGCTAGGCGGACGTGTTGCGTATTTCAAAAATTATTCCGACAAAGTTCCAAGCGTCAATCCGCCTTATCAGAGCGTATATATCTGTTCCGGCATTTTGCCAAACCGCATTTGTTTTGCCCCGATTGACAAAAAGCACAATGTGATGTAAAATAAAACCAACAAATCCTCCCGGCCTCTCGGAGAAGCGCAAGAGGGTGGATATCTGAACCCGTCAAGCCTCTCAACGATGCGTATCATGGCGGGTCTTTTTTTGTTTTATTCGCACTAGTTTTGTCGAAACTCTTGTCTTGCAAGTCAAAACATGATATTTTATTTTTGCTTCCAATGTGAAGCCCTTAACAGTTAAGCGCTCATGCGGATTTTTCCGTGTGGGCGCTTTTTCTTTTTGTCCTTCGTTGTACCTTCGTTGTCCTTCACTTTTTGCTGATGCGGTACACTGAGAGCACAAGGAGGGATGTTTTATGAGCTATTACCAGATACCCGGAACGCCCTACGTTCCGCAGCAGCCTGTCAATCCTTACGGCGGCATGGGTACAGTAGGGCTTGCCACTTCCCTGCCAAACACGCAGATGCAGCAGCCACAGCCGCAGCGTCCGCAGCCGATGAATGGGCAGCAGCCTGTTCAGCAGTCGGCACAAGATGGCGGCTGGTTGCTTGGCAGACCTGTGTCCAGCAGGGAAGAGTTTTTGGCGATACCGTCCGACCTATACGGAAGATGGACGTATTGCCCGGATTTGCGTAGTGGTGTCATCTACTGCAAACGTCTGAATCCAAACACTTGCGAATCTGACGTGTTAGAGTTTTACAGCCCGGAAGCATGGCGGCAAATGCAAGCACAACAGGCACAACAGACCGCTGCACCGACACAGCAGTATGTGCCTATTGAGCAGTACAATGCCCTCGTGCACCGGCTGGATGAACTGGAAAAGTGGCAGAAGAGCTTTTCTAAGCCCGCTGCCGCAGCAAAGAAAGGAGAATGAGTGATGTCCTCTCCGTTTGATATGATTACTCACAGCCCTATCATGCAGCTTGCAAATCTGGCTCGAGCCGGGCAGAACCCGATGGGGCTTATCCAGCAGTTAAGCGGGCAGAATGCTCCTATCATGCAGGGCTTGAATTTGATTCAGGGCAAGAACGAAGCACAGCTCAGGACGATGGCACAGAACCTCGCCAAAGAGCGTGGCATTGACCTGAACCAGCTGGCAAGCGTCCTGAACCTGACGCTGCCCCGATAACGCATCCCCTCCTCTAAGCGAAACGCTTCTCAGTTTTGCGGACTTGACAAAAACCGCTTTTGTTTGGCTTCGCCCATCGCATACGGCGGTGGGATAGCATAACGCAAAACTGAAAGGAGTTTTGTTATGGACGATTTTGCAACTGGCTACCTGGCCGGGCAGGACGGCGGCAATAACAACGGCGGATTCTTCGGCAACGAAGGTCTGTGGGCTGTTATTATCCTTGCCATCATCTTCGGCTGGGGCACAAACGGCTATGGCCGGAACGGTGGTGACAACGGCATGAACGCCTACATCCCCTATCTGGTCGGCACTGGCGCAACCGGTCAGGGCGGTGCAGACACCCGTGCGGCTCTGTCTGAGGGCTTCTACCAGCAGGATACTTCCCGTTCTCTGGCGGGCATCCAGAGCGGTATCTGCTCTCTGGGCTATGACCAGCTGGCGCAGATGAATGGCGTCAACACAAACATCGCAAACGGATTTGCTGGCGTGAACAGTGCCATCTGTCAGCTTGGCTACCAGAACGCACAGCTGGTGAACGGACTGGAACGCAGCGTGTCCAACGGCGACAACGCCATTAGCCTTGCCATCATGCAGGAGGGCAACGCACGGCAGGCTGGTCAGACCGCACTTGCCACGCAGTTGGCATCTTGCTGCTGCGAGAACAAGCAGCTGATCGGCGACCTGAAGTACACCATCGCAACGGAGGACTGCGCTACCCGTCAGGCTATCGCAGACAACGCCCGCGCCATCGTGGACAACTGCAACGCCAACTTCCGCAGCATGATGGACTACTTCACGCAGGACAAGATCGCAACTCTGACCGCTGAGAACCAGAGCTTAAAGTTCGCGGCTTCTCAGGATCGTCAGAATGCGCTTCTGACCACCGTGATGTCCCAGCAGACTGATACCATCCTGAACCGGGTCAATCCTCGTCCGATTCCCGCTTATCAGGTGGCAAATCCCAACGCGGGCGTGAACTGCTGCGGCTGCTGCTAACCAACACACTCCCCGATAACACCGGGTGAACCATCGGGGCAGGGGTAAGACACCTCTGCCCCTGATTTTTTAGGAGGAAAACATTATGGCTTGCAAAACAAGCTGCCGTCTGTGCCCGCACCTCGTCATCTCGAATGCGGTCACGTTCGCCAATGACACGCTGACCATCAACATCCCTGCTGGCGCATACCAGAATGGAGAGCGTTATTGCATTGTGGTTGCCCAGAGCATCCCGGACACGACCACCATCAACGCTCCTGTGGTCATTACCATCGGCGCAGGCACTACCGCATACCCTCTGACCGACTGCAACTGCGCTCAGGCAACTGCCGAGAGCATCCACACCCGCACCCGCTATGCTACCCGCGTTGCAACGTCTGCGACCGGCACCGGCACGTTCAAGTATCTTGGCTGCTTCTGCCGCTCCCACGCTGGTGCGCCCGCGTCCATTTCTTGAGGAGGTATAGATTATGGGCAAGAACAATTTTCGCCGCATGATGATGCTCCGTGACCACGACAAAAACCGTGAGCCGGAACGTGACCGCCTTGAGGAAGAGCGTGACCGCAGGGAGCGTGAGATGGAACGCCGTCTGCGTAAGCTGGAAGGTGGCAACGACCGCCATCCCTACTATCCGCAGGAGGAAAACCGCTACATCGACCCTTACCCTATCCCCCGCTACCCTGACGTAGAGTATGGGCGCAAGATGCCGCAAATCGGTTTCTCGCAGAACGGCGACTGGGATAAACGGTCTGGTCAGTATGAACATGGCGGTGCGGACAGCCGCTCCATCAAGATGCCACGCCAGCACCTCACCCACGATGAAGCGGAGGAATGGTGCGACAGCATGGTGAACGCTGACGGCACAAAGGGTTGCCACTGGACGTTGGAGCAGACGCAGGACGTTGCCAAACAGCGCAACATCACTTGTGACCCGAACGATTTCTGGGCGGTCATGAACATGATGTACTCGGATTATTGTCAGGTCGCAAAGCGTCAGTCCGTTGACACTCCGGGCTTCTACGCTGACATGGCAAAGGCGTTCCTTGAGGACGCAGATGCCGCAGATGGCAAGGCGTATCTCTACTGGGATTGCATTGCTGATAAGTAAAACAGAACCCCTGTGCGGTCGTTGTGGCTACACAGGGGTTTATTGTTATCTCCAAATCATAAAGCACTTATTGTCTACGCAATCTTGAAGGATTTCTTTGAAGTCTTTGAACTTTGCGGGATTTTCTCTACCAGCATATCCGTAAATAATGCTATCGTCATAATCGCCTATGACTTTCAAAATTTCCTTGCAAGCACCGTACCGAATTTTCCCATCACAGTCTGACTGATAAAGAAAATCTGCAATTTTGATTGGAAGTTCCTTGCTTTCAACCAATCGCTCCGTTTCGTCATCGTACAATTCAAGAGCGTGTTCTTTTTCGGGAGATGGCATATCGAAAATACCATCAAGCTTTTTATAGTGTTCTCCGACTTTCGAACTAACAAGTTCTGCAACTTTCGTTCTCAACTTGAAAAAACCGAAATAGCCCACATCTATTTCACGCCCAGTCTTTTTGCATTTGATTGTTACACCCATTCGTTAATCCTCCAAGAAATCCTCCAACTCAATCTTCCCCTCTGCCGCTGCAACTGCCAGAGCGTACACGAACTGCCCAATCGTCATTCCGTGCCGTCTGGCTTCACGGTTGATGTACTTGCGTTCTTCCTCGCTCATAAGAATGGTAATACGCTTTGAACGCTTGCCATCACCGCTTGCAACGCCCTGATGCGATTCCGGCATCGGGATTTTTTTCTTTGTCAAACCGGCTTCAGCTAGTGCGCCGGGAACATCGCCTTGTTCGATAAGGCGTTGAACTTCCTTCGCCTGTTTCAGCTTCTTTGGCTTGCTTTCGCTTACTACGGCGTTATTCGTCTGTGTTTCGCTGTCTTTGGCTTGCTTCGGCTTAATACTGCTTAACTGTGCTTCATTAGGCTGTGCATGGCTGTCTGTGGCTTCACTAGGCTTAATCTGTGCTTGTTCGGCTTCGTTCGGCTTTGCTTGGCTTACTTCTTCTTCCTTTGGCTCACTTCGGCTTAATGTCTGCCCCGAAGAAATAGGCTGGAAATCAAACCCGCCAAGCAGACCTGTGGATTTTTTGCTGGTTGATTTCATTCCTCTTCCTCCCAATCTTCATCTTCGAGGTCTGGTACAGCCGGTAAAGACTTCCAATGTGTAATGTTGTGCAATTTCCCATCTTTGCCTATCCACTTTTTAAGACCTCTTTCGTATCTTACGATTTCTACATCGTATTCGTCTTCACTAAATCCAATAACGTATTTGTTTGATTCATTTGGAAGTTTGTGCTTCGACTGCGCCCACTGATTCTCGGAAAGCTTTTCTTTCAGTTTTTCACAGTATTTTTTAGCGAGGTATTGCTGAGAATTATATGCAAGCTCTTTTTCTTCATCCGACAATTCATTAAATGAAACACCAAGATCTAAGAAATAAACCCGTCTTATATCTTCGATGCACGTCATTCCTACAAGGTGCGGGTATATATCATTCATTTTTATCCCCCTCTACAATTTTTTGCGCCAACGCCTTGAAATCCTCTGCGCTGGTACTCTTTGCCGTGTCACCGCTAAACAGACTGTGCCGCTCTGCTTGCGCCTTACGAACGCCCATAGACGGTCTAATCTTCACATCCAACAGCGTTGTACCCATACTCTGTGCAATCACCGGAAGCTGCTCCACAACCTCTTTGGACAGGTTCTCCCGGCTCTTGTACTGGTTCAAAAGCAGACCTTCAATCTTCAAAGTTGGGTTGAAGTATCTGCGAACATCGCCGATGGTCTGCGAAAGCTGGCTCAAACCAGCCAGTGCATATCGGTCTGCTGTGATTGGCACGATAATACTGTTGGCGGCGATCAGCGCGTTCACAAGCGCAAGACCAAGCTGCGGGGGAGTGTCCAGCACAATGTAATCATACTGACCAGACACGCTTTCAAGGGCTTCTCGTAGCCGGAAGTTCTTGCCCATGTCCCGGACGAGCTGTTCATCAATGTCCTTCAATGCGTTGTCAGACGGCAGAATGTCACCGGCTTCACAGTGCTGGATTCCTTCTTCGACCGTACCTTGCCGTGTCATCACATCGAACAGGGTGCATACGTCCTCTGTCTGTGCGCCGTAGGTGTCCGTTGCGTTGCACTGGGCATCGCAGTCCACCAGCAGGACTTTCTTGCCAAGCAACTGCAACGCACCAGCCAGACAGGTGCTTGTGGTGGTCTTTCCTGTGCCGCCCTTCTGGTTGGCGACAGCTATGATTTTTGCCATTTTATCACTCTTTCTTTTTAGTAGAACGGCCATGCTGCTTTTATCTCGTCTCCGACCCACAACACAGGCGTGACGTGCCATGCAATTACAGTTTCTTTGATTTCATTACTATCGGAATCAAACCATTTGCCGTTGATTGTATCGTACTCGCCGGTTATGAAACTTTTTTCTCCTGTTTTCTCATCTTCGATACGAAGTAAAAGCCCATGCGGCCATCCTTCTAGGCTTTTATCCGGCATAACATCTTTAGTCATGTACCACTTGTCTTTGTCAAAACCTTTCGGAAACATTGGAACCATACTCTTTCTCCTTTCTGCATTATCTGCTCAATGTGCTACATCTGACTACTTCAAGAAGCTATCATCAAACGTAGCATAATCGTCAAGGTCTGCTTCTTTCAAAATTGAGTACATATAAGCGCCGGGGTCTTTTTCAATCCTATCAAGTCGCTCGCTGACTAGAATCCTGTATGCATTCTCAATGATATTCACAACAGCTTCTTTTTTCTTGTTAGGCTTGATGTTCGGATACTTCTCCGGCAATCTCTTTGCCACCAGCTTTGCGGTCAAGATACACTGGTTTTTAGACATCTCCGGTGCAATAGATGCCCAATCCACATCCTCGTATGCGCCGCTACGGGGCTTTCTGGCAGGTCGTTGGCTCTTTGGAACATCTTTTAGCTCTACGCTTTCAACCTCGTTAGCTTCCACGTCTATGACTGGCTCATTAGACTTGAAAGCCACATTGAACTTCACAGCAACCGCATTGCGACCTCTCATGACCTTGTCATATTCAACGCACAGGTCTGATACTTCGTTTATTTCAGCTACCGCAATATCAATGACACGCCGCCTAAGATGCTTGAACTCTTGATAACTAGGTTCTCTTGCACCAAGCTGTTCCCTTAATCTATCCAACGTAATTTCGGGCTGGCTCACGCCACGCCCAATAAACTCTCGGAGAATCGAATACAACAAAATGCTATACTGCGATTTCATATTTGCTGTGTAGCGTAAACGGTACTTGACATATCCACGCTCCGCAATGTCGAAGAAAACAGGTTGCAAAAGCGGATTGCAACACAATGACACAGTAATATTCATTAAACTAGGTTCAAAGTTTACAGTTGCTCTACTGAACAGGGGATACAAGTCAAACGAGCCTGAACCGTCACCTCTAGGAACTTCAACAGAGTTGTCGATGAAATGCTTAACCTGTGCTTTCAAATTCCTAGAGTTGATTTTCAACCCCAGAAATTCGCAATATTCTTGTAACGTAAACTGAACCGTTGAAGTTTCAGGGTCTCTCGGATTGATACGGCTAAGATAAACTTCAAGTAACCGTAGTTCTCCTGCTGTATAATCAGTGAACTTTGCCCAAACAAGCTGTCTGCTTTTTTCAACCAAGTTCCCGCCTTTAATATCAGACAATCTTATCACGCCTCCTCTCGTATAAGAGTATATCACAGATAGGTGTACAAATCAATAGCAAATGTACACCTATTTCCACTTCTTGTACACCTAACTGTCCACATTTCGTACACCTATTTCCACAATCTGTACACCTATATCCATTTTTTGTACACCTCTTTACATTATATAAAACAAGACTATTAACAAGATTATAAAATAACTTCTACTAATAGCAGAAGAAGAAAATTTTCCACAAAATCTTTTCTTTCTCTCTTAAAAAGTGGAAAACACAAAGCGAATACTACCAAATAAACAGATGTTCAACATCCGAAAGGTCGAAGCACTTAACGGTTAGGTTTACCTAACGTGTACAAAAAGTGGATGAAAAACTTTTAAGCCGGTGTTATGGGGGACAGAATGACAAGACACTCAATCGCAAACAATAAATTAGCGATAATCCGCTATTTATTCCGCACGAATATTGTCGATTCATAGCCTATGGGGGACGGATTGACAAGGCAAATTTGCCCGATAGGTGTACAAAAAGTGGATGAACGTGTACAAAATGTTCTTCAAAAACTGCGATAATTCGACAATCATCCAGTTATATTATTTGGATTTACGGTATAGGAATCATTGGACTTCATAGCAGCTTCCGTTCCAGCATCCTGCGCCTGATAGAGAATTTCCATCTTTGGGGCGGTACCGTTCGGGTCTGGGTCTGTTCCGGTGGCCTGTGCCATCTCATAGCTACCAGACACCATCCGGCAGACAGCGACCCTGTCCTTCAACGGCGTGTGGAGGTTTGCCAGAATCTCCGTCAACACGCCGATATGGTCTGAACCGTGATCTCCGTACCGGATGTACAGCAGGGCGTCTATCTCATAGGAAGAACACTCCATCATAGCATCTATGAGAATCCGCCGTTTTTCCATGTCGGAAGGGTCGTCCTCAAGGTGTTCAAGTAGTCCCGGATGAATACAAGCGTCCATGTATCGAGCGACCGATACGCCGCAGCAGGTAAACCAGCGCATAGCCATTGGAAGGGAAATGGCTGCCAGACCTTGCTCCCAATTTGCTATCGTGCCACGATTTACGCCCATTCTTGCCGCCAATTTCTGCTGGCTCAAGCCGGAATGCATTCGCGCCATCTCTAATGCTTTGGCTGTTCTTACCAAATATTCATCCATAAATTCTCACCCTTTCAACAAAATCCAGCAAAACTGCCGGATTCGACAAGCCAAAAAATGGAAAAAGCTGCTATGGAGAACCAACAGCAGCCTGTGTTATAACTGTACCATCGAAAAAAACAATCAAAACAGGAGGTAACAACATGATTATCATTGACGGAATGCCCGCATCTGAACCGAACGAAAACAAAACGCCGAAACCGTGGGAGGGTTAGTGTATGAACCAGATTGACACTATGCTCATTCCCTATGCCCGCCAGACCGCCTTAAAGCTGGTCTACAACCTCGCAAACAACGATGCTGATAAGTTTGCTTATGAAGAAGCAAAAAACGTTCTTGAACGCGCCATAGCCGCCTTAGACGATGGACGCGACCCGGCAGATAGCATCGAACGCATTGACGGGCAGCTCGTGGAGCTGTGATTGGAGGAAAGATGGATAGGCGTTGTCCCTTTTGACTTGAACACTCTCGGCTTCCCTGACGTGAAGTAATGGATGCGAAGAAAATGTTCGATTTTTACAAAGTTGTTCAAAATACATTGACTTGACAACCATAAGATGTATAATCGTATCAAATGAACATCTGCACTTACCGATTGGGAGGATATGCCACAATGAGTGAACAGGAAAGAACTAAGATTGACCGATTTATTGCATGGCTGCTGGAACATCCTGAAAAGATTCAGGCAGCTAAAGAAATAATAACTAACGCATGACAAAACCCCTTGCGCATAAGGCTACCGAAAGCCCGGCGCAAGGGGTTTTATTTGTACCGGGTCAATCTTCACAGACCTTCATCAGTTTTAAGAACCGGCTAGAATCAGATTTTACAGTTTCGCTTCCGTGATGCCCATCTTCATACGTCACATAAAACGTGACGGTGGTTTTAGATTTTGCGGATGCTGCACCGTAAACAGCACCGGGCAATCCGGCAATTGAACCGCCAACAGCGGAACGGAGTGCGGCGCTTCCGGCCTTCTTGCTTTCACCAGAGCCTACAATCTTTGCGGACACAGGTGTTTCGTACATTTTTGTTTTGAGCTTTTCTCTTTCAAGAAACATATCGTATCCGCGTTTACCTTTTATCAACATCATAGCCCCAATGGCTGCAACGATTAAAAAGGTGGTTGAAGAATACACAAGGAAAATAAATGAAGCAACCAAGAAAAGCACACCGAAGGCAAATGAAAACCTATCACCCATGTGAGAACTTTTGTCGTTCAGCAGTTCTTCTTTGCTAAATTTCTTTTTGCCCACGCCGTCACCTCACATCGTTTTGATAAGCTTCATCAAGGCTTCACGTTTTTCTTTTGACATCTCCACCAACTTCTGCTCAATCCATTTGATATCCGCGTCAACTTCACCTTTCGGCTGCTGGGGCGGGTTTTCTTTTTGACTACCAGTCAGTTCTTCAACTGTAACGCCTAGCGCGTTGGCTACTGGCGAAAGCATTTCATCTGGAAAATCTCTGTCGGTAGTCAGCATTTGAGAGATATAACCTCTGCTTTTCCCGATTTCTCTGCACACAAAGGATATATTCACACCTTTGTCGGCAGCGATTTTCTTGGCTCGCTCCACATTGCGCATAGAAAAAGACCTCTCTTTTTGTGCAAATAGACAAATGTTTACAGAATTGAAAATTGACTATTGAAAAATAGCCACTTGGCTAGTATAATATGAAGCATAGGGCAAACAAAAACCAAGACCCCTGACAAATCTATCAGGAAGTCGCTAGAAAATGTTCACTTTGTACTTCGCAACTACATAGTAGCATATTTTCTAGTATAATGCAAGCCCAGAAAGGAGAATGGCTAGTGAATCTTTCTAAAATCGACGAGTTTCGCAAGTTACATGGTCTGTCTCGTACTGACTTGGAAGTAGCCGCTGGTTTAAGCAACGGCGCACTGGGCAAGTGGGAACGCTCCGCAAATGGGCCGAGCATTCGACAGCTTGTGAAAGTCGCTGATTACTTCCGTGTGTCGGTAGACGCTTTGCTTGTGAGAGACAAGCAGTAAGTCATAAGAAAGGATTAAAAATGAACGACATTATTTTATCCATGCAAAATGGCGAGCCTGTGGTTTCCAGCCGTCAGATTGCAGAGAGCTTCGAGAAGCGTCATGACCATGTGATGCGTGACATCGAAGACATTATGAGGGGTCTCCCCAAAAATGGGGACACCCCCATGTTCTACAAGACCGAGTACGTCCATGAGCAGAACGGCCAGAGCTACCCCATGTATCTGATGAACCGTGACGGCTTCACCCTGCTGGCTATGGGCTTTACCGGCAAGGCTGCTCTCGAGTGGAAACTGAAATACATTGCAGCGTTCAACGAGATGGAAAAGAAGCTGACCGAACAACCGCAACTTACCCGCTCGCAGCTCCTTGCAACTGCGCTGATCGCAGCGCATGAGGAGCTGGAGGAGAAGGACAAGCGGATTGCAGAACTTACGCCGAAGGGCGTTTTTGCTGACGCGGTGAGCGCAAGCAGCCAGAGCATTCTTGTTGGTGAAATGGCAAAGCTGCTGTCACAGAACGGCATCCAGATGGGGCAGAACCGCTTGTTCTCATGGCTGCGTGAGAACGGATATCTGATTAAGGACAGAAAGCGGACGGACTACAATATGCCGACCCAGAAGTCTATGGAACTTCGCTTGTTTGAAATCAAGGAAACGTCCATTGCACATTCCGATGGGCACACTTCTATCAATAAGACCCCGAAGGTGACGGGTATCGGTCAGGTCTATTTCGTTAATCTCTTCTTAAAGACGGAGAAGAGCAAGAAAGTGGAGGACTGAACATGGAGAAGATTATCACCTTAAAGGTTGACCTTGAGCACCCTGATGAAGCCAAGTTTGCCATTGACGCTGCGGCTGAGGCCTACGAGGAAAGCAAAAAGTGCTGGGATGCCTTTGAAATCAACGAAGCCAAAAGCAAAGCACGAGACATTCTGTACAACCTGTGCAATGAAGGCTACAGTATGATATGGACGGTCACGGATGGCGCTGTCGGCCTGACGATCTGGAAAAGCTTTAAGGAGCCTTCTGTTGGCCAGTGCTATATGCCAAAAGAAAGCCTGTTTGACATCTGGGTCGAAAAGCTAGTTGCATTGTGCATTGCCACAGGCAAGGAAGTCCCGAAGTTCATCACAGATAAGGCTGGTGAGTGCTGGTGATGAAATTTCGCAAAGCACAAAGCCACAAGCGCAGACTAAAGCTTGCAATGGCTGCTGGCGTGTCAAGAAACGATGCCAACAAGGTGCTGTGGATGGAGAAATCCATCAACCAGTGCTTTGAACGTCACAATCGTGAAGCCAGACTGAAAGAGGAGATGCAGCGTGGAAGAAAAGTACTGTGAGCGCTGCGGCCTGTATCTTGGCGTGGTCAGACCGACAAGACGTTATTGCAAAGAATGCGCAATATTGGTTGGAAAAGAAAACCAGGCAGCGCGGCGCGCTCCGTATGGTGTTGTTCCGTGCGAATGGTGCAAAAGGCCGATGCGCAAAATGTACAAGTATCAAAAATATCATAAGGAATGTGCAAACGCCGTTAAGCGAAAACAGGCCGCAGACTGGCGGAAGGAACACCCAGACTACATCAGAGCTTCTTCCGATGAATCTAGACAGGAAGGAAATGCAACGAAAGAAAAGCCGAAGTACAGCCTTAAACAAGTAAATGACAAGGCGAAAGAACTTGGAATGAGTTATGGGCATTACAGTGGCTTGCTTGCACAAGGAAAGGTAGACCCTCCCGATGAACGGTAAGTATTACGGAAAGCGGGAAATCCGCTGGCACAGCCGGGAGAAAGACCGGCTGGAACACATCTAACGCAAGCGGAGGATGGCAAACGATGAAGAAAGCAATAAACAGCTTCAACAAAAGCAGTCCGTGGAAGAAGCGCTGGCAAGAGCGTGAACCTTTAAGAGTGGAACATATCGAGAAAGAAAGAGTGAACAAAAATGAAAAAAATCAAAGTAAGAATCACATTCATCGAAGCGGTTCTTGGCACTTGGCCTAGCAACCAGAATATCGCGAGAGAGTTCATCGCCAGCAAGTCCCCGGATGCAAACACTATCGAGGACGAAGTTGCCGCTTTGGGCGCTGATGCTGTGGCAGACAAGGGCATGACCGTGTTCCCTCGCAACGAGAACGGCGAACCCATCCTGTATGACTACCAGATTAAGGGCTTCTTCAAGGATTCTTGCGGTATGCTGGGTCGTATCGGCGGCAAGACCGAGACCGGCAAAAAGAAAGCTGTCAACGAATCCGGCAAGCTGACTGCTTACAAGAAGGTCATTGACGGCCTGATTTTCGTTCAGCCCCGCATGATTCCCATTCATGTAAACGGTGAGATTACCGAGTGCCAGCGTCCTCTCCGCGCCCAGACTGCGCAGGGCGAACGTGTAAGCCTTGCCAACAGTGAGCAGATTCCCGCTGGTTCGACCTGCGAGTTTGAAATCGTTCTTCTGGACGATTCTCATGAGAAGGTCGTGCGTGAGTGGCTGGACTACGGTGCTCTGCGTGGTATCGGCCAGTGGCGCAACAGCGGAAAAGGCCGCTATACCTACGAAATCCTCAATTAATCGCTATGGCAGGGTAGGGATGTGCTGCACTCGGCGTAGAACGGCAACAGCATAGTGACGATTGTCTCAGAAATGCTAAGGCAACGCTTGGAGACGAAGCGACTTGAGCGGCAACGGCGATGCGCTGATTTGACGAGACCTGCAAAGGCATGGCGAAGCAAGGCTCAGACGAGCAATGGAATTGCATGGAACCGACATGAGCGGCACAGCAAAGGCTATGGATGCAAGGCGTAGAATTGACTAGCGAAGGAAAAGCAATTCAATGTAGCACGAAGCGAGGGAATTGCATAGACCAGCTATGGCATGGAAAAATAAACGAAAGGGGATAGAAATGAAAGTTCTTATAGAAATTATTCTGATGTGGAGCGCTGCTCTTGCAGTAGTGTTGGCAGCATTCCTTTTAAACCTGTGGCTTGTACATCTTGTTGAACTACTGGTCGGTGCAAAAGGCACATGGGGAATCATCGTAGCGGCTGCCGTAATGGCAACTGGCTGGATTTTAAGTTTTGGAAGCAAAAAGGAGAACCAATGAAAACTTTGAAAGGAAAGGCGCTTTCCATGGTCGGTCTGGTCGCGGCTATCGCAGCAGTTGGCTGCGGCGATGCGATTCAAGGATGCCAGACCACAGCGCAGATGCTTGGCTGGGTGATCGTGTCCTGCGGGCTTCTCGCAACGGCCATTGTTCTATTCGCGCTGGCAGTCAGCGCTGAGGAAGACGAACGCAGCGAGCAAGAATGCCGGAAAATTAAGCGTGTTGCCCACCACACCAACTGTTGGAGGGATGCACGATGAAATGCCCGATGTGCGGTAGCGACAGCATCACAACAGTTGACAGCCGGCCTGAACACGACAGCATCACTCGACGCAGGAAGTGTCTTGTATGTAACTACCGGTGGTCTACCATCGAAATCGACAAAGACCAGTGGCACAGTGCGTTGCAAATCAAAGAGGAACGCAGGAGAGGGAGACCAAAAGATGATTAACCTTGACAGATTCGGTGGCGTGACCGAGCCGGAGGACGGCGTGTATTTCATGACCCGTGAGCAGGAAGCAGAAGCCAAAGAAGCTAACCGACTGGCTGAGATTGAGGACTTGCGGTCTGAAATTGAGGACAGAGAAGCGGAGCTGAAAGACCTCCGTGCACAGTTGGCAGAACTGATGGCGGGTTGATTTTGTACAGCCAAGTTAAGCCAAAGTAAGAACAATGAAGCCTAATGAAGCCGAAGGAAGGAGGGCGATTCTGTGACCGATAAGGAACTTGTTGAGTATCTTCGCAAATGGTTTTACGTTGATTCTGACGGTACGTTACACAGAAAAGACAGGAAAAACAGCGCAGGAAGCTACGATAAAGACGGTTATTTGATTGTGAAAATCAAAGGGAAGCAATACAAAGCACACCGCCTTGTGTACGCACTTCATTATGGGCTAATGCCTATTGGAGTGATTGATCATATCAATGGAATCAGGACAGACAACAGGATTGAAAATCTTCGCTGCGTAACCCAAGCTGATAATGTCGCCAATACTGTTCAGTCCAAAAACGCTTTGACTGGCGAGTACGGAATCTACGAAGACCGTTCAACGAAAGGTTTGAAACGCAGATATTCGTTCCACTTTAGCGGCAAAACATACCGATTCAAAACCATAGAAGAAGCTAAGAAAGCAAAAGATGCTTTATGGAAGGAGAAATATGGAAACACTTGTGAAGCTTTCCAAAATTCAAGGCGAGCTAAAAGCTCCAAAAAGCCAGCGTAATTCTTTTGGTAAGTACAATTACCGCAGTTGCGAAGACATTCTGGAAGCAGTAAAGCCGCTTCTCGCAAAATATGGAGCGTGCCTTGTACTTGAAGACGAGCCCGTGCAAAGCGGTGAATATCACTACATCAAAGCGACTGCAACAATCTACGATTCAGAGAGCGGAGACAAAATTTCAAACACCGCATACGCTAGAGAACCTAAGCAGCAGTCTGGTATGTCGGATTCCCAACTTACCGGCACTGCAAGCAGCTACGCTAGAAAGTACGCTCTGAACGGTCTGTTCTGCATTGACGATACGAAGGATGCTGACACGGACGAGTACCAGAAGCAGACCACAAGCAGAGCGAACAAGCCTGTGCAAAAGCAAGCGGAAGCAGAAACCATTCCCCCGTGCGCTTGCTGCGGAAAGCAGTTGCAGCCTATTCAGTACAACAACCGCACCGTATCGCCGCTGGAAACTGCAAGAAGCACGAAGAAACGCTTTGGGCGTGTCCTGTGTTGGGACTGTGCCCAGAAACAGCCGAAGGAGGGCTAAACAATGCTCAACTCTATCGCAATTCAGGGACGTCTGGTTCACACGCCCGAAGCTAAGGTTACGAAGTCTGGCAAGGATGTTTGTACGTTCAGCATTGCTTGCGACCGTCAGAGTGGCGGTCAGAAGGAAACCGACTTCTTCAACTGCACCGCATTTGGCAACACGGCGCTGTTTGTTTCCAAGTGGTTCCAGAAGGGCAGCCTGATTCTGGTGACTGGCAGCATCCAGACCCGGAAATATATCGACAAGCAGGGAAACAACCGCACCGCAACGGAAATCATGGCGAACAAGGTTGACTTTTGCGGTGGAAAGTCTGACGGCAAGCCTGCCGATCGGGCGCAGGATGCGCCGCAAAATTACTCTCAGGGCAACACGGACGACTTCTCTGTGATTGACGACAGTTCTGATCTCCCTTTTGACTAACGGTTACGCTACCGGGACAAAAGGCGAACCGCCTACCTTATATAAGAGCTGCGCTATCTGGCTGGACGGGCGTTTGGAAATATGAAAGTGTTGATTGCCTGCGAGGAATCGCAAGAAGTGTGCAAAGCGTTTCGCGCAAAAGGCCACGAAGCCTATTCCTGCGACCTGATTAAGCCGTCCGGCGGGCATCCAGAATGGCATATTCTCGGTGACTGCCTAAAGGCTATCGAGGGAGGGCAGGTCGTGACCATGGACGGAACCGTGCATGACGTGCCCCGCTGGGACATGATTATCGCATTTGTCCCCTGCACAAAGACGAGCAACGCGGGAGCAAGACACCTGTACAAGGGAGGAAAGCTCAATCTTTCCCGGTATTATGAGGGATTGTGCGGCAAGGCGCTTTTTCTTGCCGTGTGGGCGGCAGATTGCGAAAAAGTGGTGATTGAGAATCCTACCCCCAGCAAGATTTTTGATTACCCAAAGCCTACGCAGGCAATCCAGCCCTACGAGTACGGACATCCGTACAGCAAGAAAACGCTACTATGGGAGCGCGGTGTACCGCCGCTGCACCCGACAAACATCGTAGAACCTACCGCGACATGGTGCCCGTCTGGATCTTACTCGCATAAGCATGGTGAGCAGCATAAGGGAATGTTTACCACTGACCGTGCAAGGAACCGTGCAAAGACTTTTCCGGGCGTGGCAAATGCAATGTCCGAACAATGGGGGTAAAACAATGATTACCTGTTGTCTCAACTGCACATCACGCTGCACAGCCTGCCACGACACTTGCGAGAAGTACAAGGCAGAGAAAAAAGACTTCGAGGAGCGCAAGGCGTTCGTGCATGAACTGAACCACAGCCAGAGCGTGTACCACCGCAACTACGAGGACAAGCACCGGGAACGTGGCAAGAAACGGTTTCTCGGAAGTGAATTTAGAGGTGAACGAGGATGAACGAATGGAGAGAAACGGCAAAGAACCCTCCGACAAAGAAAGATACTGGCAAAAATGAGATGTTTGTTCTTTCGGTATATTTTTCCGAAAGACAGCATAAATGGCGCATATCTCAGGAATCGTGGCTGCTTGTGGCATCGCTTCCTGATGAGCACCCGTTTTGGATGCCGTTGCCTGATTTGCCGAAAGAATTAGAGCGTGTAAACAAGGGAATCGACGTATGAACACCGGCAAGCAGTTTGAAGCAGACTTCAAGGCATCCGTCCCATCCGATGCGTGGTGCTATCGCCTGAAAGACAGTGCTACCACCTACTACGGCGGCAATGAGAACCTATCCTTTTCCATCGACAACATCTGCGACTTCCTTGTGTACCGATACCCGATGAACCACCTGTTTGAGCTGAAAACCATTGAAACGCCCTCTATCCCTCTGGAAAAGGTGTTCGGCAAGTACGACAAGGCAAAGTGCAAATACCGCAAGGAAAAGCACATCACAGACATGGTGGAAGCGATGGGGTACGGCGGTCAGACCGCCCATTTGATAGTCAATTACAGGGCGATCAACCGCACCTTTGCAATCCCTGCCAGCAAGGTTCTGGCGTTCCGTTACAACGAGAGCCGGAAAAGCATCCCTTGGCAGTGGGCAGAACAAGAGGGGATAGAGGTCAAAGCAAAAAGGCTGCGTGTCCATTGGCGGTATGACGTGGATAAGCTGCTAAAGAGATTGGAGAAAGAACATGAAAAAATGGACTAAAGAACTTCTGGAAGAAAGCGGATACAAAATCAAGAACGCACAAATTGAAAGCGTTCGTCTTACTATGGCAGACCACGGGGTTTTAACTTCCGATTTAGTACTTAATGGTCATGGATGGGGCGTTTGCTATGGTGGGTATGTTCTCGGCAAGGGCTATCTTGGTAGCAAAGATTTTGAGGGATACGGCTCTGGCATGGAAGCAATTATGCGAATCATGGACACAGTTGGCGTTGAGGAATACGGTCAGATGAAAGGAAAGTATGTTCGCGTCGCCACAAAAGGTCTTGGAAGCTCTGTAAGAATCATCGGAAATATTTTGGATGATAAGTGGTTTGATTACGAATCTTTCTTTGCAGATAAAAAGGATGAAGAAAATGACAATGGTATGTGATAGGTGCGGCGAAACGTTTACGTTTGAAGAATGGAATAAATGGAACAAAATGAATGGGAAAATTGAAGTTCGGCCAATAATCGGCGGGGAAGAAGGGTGGAGCATTCTTCTTTGCCCCTCTTGCATGGCAAGTCCGCCGAAAGAGACGGAATCTTGATTTATAACAGGTACATGGAAAAGGTTATCAAAATCGAAGATGAAAAAGAAGCCCGCTGGCTCTCTCGCCTTGAAGCAAAGGAGGATAAAAATGGCTGAATACCATGTTGGATGTGGGATGTTTGGAAACATCTATGCAGGAACGATGATGAAGCAGCGGAAAGATGGATTGCAGTTATGGAGAAGCAAGTCTGATGTGACCGATGAAGCAGTTTCCGCTGTTCTGTCTCATTTTATTACTGAAATGGAGTGTTCAGACAAGACGAAGCTCGAAAAGGTGTGGGGCGTTATTGGAAACAAGAAGCTAAAAGTTACATTCGAGCTTTCAGCCAATAAGGAGCAGTCGGATGAATAAATTCGAAAACTGCCCCTCGAAAAAGAGCTGAGAGAAAGGTGGAGCTAACAATGTTTGAATTTGCAACTCGCTGGCTGGTCTGCCTAGTCCTGCTGGCGATGGTAGTTCAGTCCGAACGGACAATCAAAAACATGGCAGACAACCTGTTTGAAAAACGGCAAGCAATGCTCGTCTGGCTGTTCGTTAACGTGTGTCTGGTCGTTTGTACGGCTGTTGTGATGGGGTGGAAATGATGATTCAGGATATCAACATGATAGGGCGTGAAAGGCTGGCTTTTCTGTATGGCCTTTATAGTGGCTGTGCGAAATCCGAAACTGAGCTTAATACCAAAGGCATTTATCAGAAAATCGCTTCTGAGTTAGCTTGGTGTTTGGGATTCAACGAGAACAACAGCAAATGCTATGAGATGAATGAGGAATAACCAATGGACAACGAACTTTACTGCCCGATGAAGATGACCAGCAATCCACTTGGTCGGTGCGTATGCGAGAAAGAAAAGTGCGCTTGGTGGCGGCAGTTGGATAACTGCTGTTCTATCTGGCAGATTGCACAGAAGCTGGACAGCATCGAAAAGAAGATGAAGAGGTGAGAGTGTGAAAAAGCGAATTTACCTTGTTCTCGAAACCGAAGCAGACGAGGATGACAAGAGCATCCGTAGCGATATTGAGCAAGAACTTGGGATGGCTACGCATTATTTTGAAATCTGCTCTTATAGCGAAATCGGGTTTGAGGGCTTGTGGAGAAGCACATTTGAGCAACCACCTAAGAAAGAAGATGCAGATGAAAACGGCTATGTGATGGCGATTGCCGGACCGATCACAAAGTCCGATTGCGTAGGTTATTCATATAAATGGTTGTGGAATGGCGTTGCAAAGCATCCATACGCATACCCTGTTTGGAAGCCCATCAAGGAGGCTTGATACATGGCAACACCCCCGAAGCGTGGTCGTGGCAGACCGCCGCTGACCGAAGCTGAAAAGAAAAAGCGTGAGAAGCGGGCGCAAAAGGCGAAAGAAGAAGCCGCTGCGAAGCGCGAGAAAGAGCGTGAGAAGAAGAAACAACAGATGCTTAACAAGCGGAAATCTATCCGATCACAGGTGAGTAAAAAGGTGAAAGAACAACAGGAGTTAGCAATTGAGAAGTCGAAGATGATGAACACGGGCGATTTGCAGTCGAGAATCGGTGATGAAGAGGACAAGAAAATTATCGGAATGATTGCAGCCAAGTATTTTGGCGACCTTCCGAGCGTGGACATGAACAACCCGATTGAAGTGCAGCAACGCCTTGACTTCTTCTTTGACGCTTGCATCGAAGCCAGAATCTCCCCTGTGGTGGAATGGATCGCGCTGGTTCTGGGCATCGAATGGGTGAGCCTGAAGCAAATTATGGCGGGCAAACGCCGTGACGACAGCTTGCAGCAGAAGTACATTTTGAAACTGATTCTGCAAATGCAGTCCATGTGGGCGTACAACGGTATGTACGGTCAGGAGAACCCGGCAGAGTGGATTTTCCGAGCCAAGAACTACTTTGGTATGCGTGACAACGTGGAAGTTACCGTTGCGCCGCCTGAACAGCCGTTGGGCGATGCCCAGAGCGCAGAACAGTTGGCTCAGAAGTACCAGACGGCTTTGCCGAAGGGGATTGACGTGGAGTACAGAGAGGTGGCGAAAAATGAAACAACGGTTGGTTGACTTCTCCGACCCGATTCTTTCAGCGGTGCTGTTTATTTTGCTTAAAGACCGTGCTACCGGCAAAAACATCATCTGGGCAACAGAGCCACCGCCTGAACTGGGCATAGGCTTTGCGGATGAAATCACGTTAGGACAAATCAAGAAGTGCCCACCAGTGCCAAGAGTTCTCAAGCGTCTAGATGAGCAGAAGCAAAGAACCAAAGCAAAAGCAGAGGTTTTCACTCCTTCTTGGGTCTGCGAAAAGATGATAGACATGGGCGAAGAAAACGGTGCGATGCCCGATATGAAGAAAGAGCCTATCAAGTACATCCATTCGACAGTTCTTGAAATCACCTGCGGAGAAGCACCATTCCTTGTGAACCGATACGACACGGTAACAGGCAAAAAGATTCCAGTACCAAGACGGAAAGGACTATTTGACCGCAAACTGAAATGTGTAAACAACTGGTTTGATTGGAATGTCTGGACATGGCACGATGTGGCAGAGGACGCAGCAACGACTACATACGGCTATGAGTGGCAGGGTGACAGCCTGTTGCTTGCAAGAGCAAATATGCTCATGACATGGCGAGAGAACTTTAAGTGGCTGTTTGGCATAGAGCCTGACGCTGGGAAGGTTCGCAACATGGCTGCTATCATTTCATGGAACGTCTGGCAGATGGATGGGCTGAAAAAGACCTTGCCCGGCACGGACATTCCGTGCAAAATCAAAGACTGGAAAGTAGACAAAGAAATCCTGTTTAAGGACGTAATGTAACATGGCTGTTTTAATAATTATTGTTGGCATTGTGTTTACATCGACCCTGTTCTTCATCGGGTGGCTGATTGGCTACCCTATTTACAGAATATGCAAAAGAGAACCTGTGTTTTACGATTCAAATTATGCTCTCGGGTTGTGCTTGCCTTCGCTGGTTGTAGCTGTATGTAGCCTTATCATTCAGATTATGGCCATTATGGGTCAATGAGAGGTAAAAGTAATGCAGACTGACAGAGGAATCTACCACAAGCGAGTGTGCGACCGCTGCGGAGCAGTTCTGGGCGGCAGGATGATGAACCCTGACGAATACTTCAAGGAATGGGCGTGGCGCAGGGACACAGGCGACCTGTGCCCGGAGTGCTATGCAGAGTATAAGCGAGTGATCGGACGGTTCAACAGGGGAAAGAGAGGGCAAAGAAGATGAAAAAGTGCGCTCTTTACAGATGCAAACAGTGCTTTTCAACCATGACGGACGAAAGCGATGTCAGAATCGATAAAGACATCGTTGATTGGATGTTTGAAAACGAAATGGAAGAAAGCAAAATTGGGTTTATCGCAAAATTCAAAATAAGCGATAAAGTCCTCATTCATCGTTGCGCCAATAACACTGTTGGTTTATGCGAGTTTATCGGATGGAAGGAGATAGAGGAATGAACTTCTACTGCACCACCGAACATTGCTTTATGTCAGGGATGTTTTTTCATAAAGGCGTTGTCAGGTGTACAGCGCATGACTGCAAAGACAGGACGGAGCCTTCCTGTGGCTCTTGCAAATGGTACGCAGAGCCGGAGAACGTATGCGTAAACGACCAGTCAGAACACGTTGCAGACTTCGTGTGGGACGAACGTGGATGCAAGGAATGGGAGAAGAAAGATGACAGCAGGGGAGAAGATTAGAAAGCGCAGGATTGAACTTGGCATCACGCAGAAAGATGTTGCAAGTATTATTGGAACAACCGGCGCGTACGTCAGTGCCGTTGAAAAGCAAAAGCGTGGCGTAAAGAAAGAAACACGGCTGGAAAAATTTGCAGAAGCCCTTAAATGCAGCGTTGATGATTTAAGGTCAGATGTTCCTAAAGGCATGGTAGACCCCGCTAATGACGACTTTGGAGCTGTCTGCAACTGCGCTGCCCGCTACTGCTTGGGCAGACGGTCGTATATGTCTAGCCTTGTCTGCGGATACATCATCTCGCTTCTGCCGGAGCTGACGGACAAGACGCTTGATTGCTTTGAGCGTGACATTGCAGAACGAAAGCGGACAGGGTTCGACTTTGGCGATTCCTGCGACTATGAGACGTGGGATACGTTCTACAAGGCGGTTTGTAAAGAGATTGAAGGGAGAAAAGAACAATGAAGAAAGCAATTTTATCTGTAGCATTGGCGGCATCTATCGCATTGTGCGGATGCACAGAAGCATCTCGTGTGAATCACAATATTTCGCAGCAGGCAAAGAATTTCAACGTCACTCGCAGATTGTCTGTTGTTAATGCAAGAACTGATACGCCGATGCTTGAAATAATCGGGAACATGGACATTTCCAATAACAGCAACAATGAACTTGTGGTGACTATTGAATTGCCCGATGGCACATACAAAAAGCATTACGTCTATCTTAACGAGTACACAATGTACATTGTGGAGGATTTGAGCGGTTCTGACGTGGACAAGTATCATTACGAAATCAACATCTTGCCGCAGCAGTTACAAAACTTCGTTCTCACCTACAATCCGTAAGCGAGGTATCGGATAATGGCTAACACTCTTTGGCATACAGCAAGCGAACCGCCACGAGAGCGGACGCAGCCTTTGTTGCTTGCGACTAAGACAATCTGGCGTGATAAAGATGGAAAAATGTTGCAAGGATTTTCGCCGGCAGCATACTTTCTTGGCTGTTACGCAGACGGTCAGTTCTGGGATGAGATAGGTGAGAGACTGCCGAAAGATGTTACGGTAACGCATTGGATGGCGTTCCCGATGGTATGAGGTGATGTTATGAATGAATGGATTAGCGTAAAAAATAAACTTCCAAATGCTGAATACGGCGAATCTAAAGATGTGCTGACAATAAATTCTATGGGTGTTATGCGAGTAATGAACTTTGATGGAGGATGCTGGTGCTATCCGACTATGGAGCCTTACGCCAGTGCATTCAAAATTACGCACTGGATGCCCCTTCCTCAACCGCCAAAGGAGGCTTGAGTATGACGAACAAGAAGTTTGGTATCATCATTATGGACTTGAGCTTTTTTGATTTTGGGCCGAAGCCACCTTGCGGGTACATCAAGACGAAGCATATTCGCCCAGCTTACGGCAAAGGCGCAAGGCCTGTCAAGGCGCATAAGAGAATCACGAGAACGAGAGAGGGATTTAGAAAGTGAAAAAGCTTAAATTTCCTGAGGATTTCTTTGCATACGAAAACCCGGACTGCCCTGATAAGGATATTGAAAAAGCCGTAAACAGGATGAAGAACTGGATGAAGGGCGAGACCTACAAGAGCAACCCTTGGTTCTTTATGGCTGCTGGCAACTATCTGATCGTAGGCCTAATTGCTGAGGATGGGCAGAAAACAATCTACGTTGCACGGCAGTATTATGAGATAGTCAACATTCCGGGCGAAGGCTGGCTGCGTGAATCTGACGCTGAGTGCCTGTTTTAAGGAGAATTAAAGATGGAAGAACTTAAAAGATGCCCGTTCTGCGGCAAGAACTCAGTTTACATTGGCGTGTGCGATGATGAAGGCAACTTTCATGGTCGTTTGGGATGCGAGTACGAACAAGACCCGTGGAGCGGGCTTTCTTATGACTTGCATCACGAAGGATGGGGCAAATGTATCCTTTGCACGGATGGAGACAATCAAAGCATGGGTGGCGCACTGTTTGACACGGCAGAGGATGCTATCGAAGCATGGAACAAACGCTACAAAGAGGATTGAGAATGGACAAAAAACGAGACAGCTTTACATTCCAACGATACTACTTTGAAGCCATTTCCACGCTGAAAAGCAAAGAGAAGTTGGAACTCTACGATGCAATCTGTGCATACGTTTTTGAAGAAAAAGACGCAACTTTGAACTCAAAAAAAGCAGAATCTTGTTTTATTTTGATTAAGCATCTGCTCGATGAAGAATCGAAAAGAAGCGATATTGCGTCAAAAGGATGGTCTACACGAAAGTCAGCTCATCCTCATGTCATAAATGAGATGAAGGTCAGCTCATCTATGAGTTCAAAGTCAGATGACAATGAACCCATTGTATCAACTGACAGTCAGATGAACGTCAAGACATTGCCGGAGAGCGCAGTCAAGAAGAAACCTGACATCTTCTCCGACTTTGCTCATGGCGATAAAGCCTTGTTGGAATCCCTGCGAGAGTTCGCACAAATGCGTACAAGAATCAAGAAGCCTATGACAGACCGTGCAAAACAGATGCTCTGCAACAAGCTGGAAAAGTTTGATCGGCATGACTGGAAAGCCATTCTCGACCAGAGCATCTATGCCGGATGGCAGGACATTTACGCATTGAAACAGGATGACCAGTACGAGCAAAGTACGGAGACGGAGTTTCCTAGACTATGACAATGGACGTTCAAACGGTATTTATCGGTGCGCTGATGCTCTGCAAGCCGGGCGTTGTGGATGAAATCATACCAGACCTTGAACTTGACTTGTTCAGACCTGAGCTGAGAGACACTTTTGCGGCTGTTCAGGGCTATTGGACTGCTAGGGGTAAAATAGATATAGTCGAGATAAACGCGCAGCATCCAGACGTAGCGCAGACGCTCTTGGCGTGTGTACAAACCTGTGAATCAGAGTGTGTACGAATTGACAGGGAGCAGATGCAGCGTTGGGCACAGCTTATCAGGGAACAAGCTGCACTCACTCGTGTGCAAAGTCTGGCATTTCAGATGACCAGCGAGCTTACCGACTATTCTGATCTATCAGACATTTACCAGCAGATGGGCGAATCAATGAGCCTGAAAGCTGAGGAAGAAGATGCGTGGACATACGAGGATGTGCTGAACGACTATGTGCTTCACATGGACGAGAAGCCTGTGTATATCAAGACAGGCCTAGAGCGTCTGGATGAAGCGCTGCACATCTCACCGGGTGATTTCATCATCATCGGCGGCAGACCATCTTCGGGCAAGACAGCCCTATCCTTGCAAATAGCAGCAAGCATGGCAAAGCAGAACTACACCGTGTACTATTTCAGCTTAGAAACCAGCAAACGAAAGCTGGGCGCACGTCTGATGGCTAATCAAATATACTGCCCTCTGGACACGGTGAAAAATAAGGCGGTCAGCTTGAATGAGATTGACGGACAGGCAAAGAACATGAAGATGCCCCTATATATCCGCTCCGCTGCCGGAAAGAACGTGGCATGGATGAAAGCTCAGGCTCTCCGTAAAAAGGCTCAGGTCATCTTCGTAGACTATCTTCAACTCATTCATGAAACAGGCGTAAAGGACAGATATGCCGCCATTACAGCCATATCTATTGCCTTACACGAACTGGCACAGACCACAGGCATTGTCGTGGTGGCACTGGCACAGCTTAATCGAAACCCATCCAAGCCCGGAGCAACGCCTACTAACTCCGACTTGCGAGAGAGCGGACAGATTGAACAGGACGCTGATGCAATCATCCTTCTGTCTGGTGATAACCCCGACAAGTATCTGTTTCGGCTAAGCAAGAACAAGGAAGGCGAGATAGGCGACCTTCCCATAACGTTTAACAAGCAGATTCAACGGTTCCAAGAGTATACTTGGATGGACTGAAAGGAGAACGACTATGAAAAAGATTTTGACCGTATGCGTATCCGCTTTGGCTGGTGTTATGCTGATGACTGGATGCAACAAGCAGGTGGTAGACCTGACGTATAGCTACTCGTGGGCACAGCTGAAAATGCCTGATGGAACGATTGTCGAGGGCAAGGTGAATAGTTGGGATGATTACGAGGGTGACCAGCTTCAAGTAAAGATTGACGGCGTGACCTATCTGGTTCATTCGTCGAACGTGATTTTGCGGCATTGAAAGCGAATACGGAATCTGAACGTATGGGCTGTCAGCAATGGCAGTCTTTTGTTTTTGCCAACTCCACGAGAAAGCCTGTTTTAAGGCGTTTTTGATGCTAGATGATAAACTTTATCGACTTAATCACGAAAACGCGCCACAGACGCTCGTAAACGGCTCTCCGTTGATGCTGACGGTATATATCAAACTAGGCCATGCAATTAGACCGATGCAGAAGCGTGGAGAACGGCTTTTCGGTGCCAGACGTGAAAGTTATCGGGTTAATCAGAAAAACGCGTCAGACAGGCTCTTACACGCCCTTCCAGCGATGATAGCAGCCAGATGAGCGAATGCCAACGACTATTTGCCCAATCGCAGGGCTGATCGAGACGGAAGCAAGATGTGTGAGACGAAAAAAAACGCTTCGACTATCACTTTCGGAAATGGCTTTCAAATTTTTGTCCCCTTTCCCCCTTGTTTCCTCTTCCCCCCTTTTGTCCCCCTCTTTCCCCTACAACCCCTATTACCCCCTATAATCCCCCTAGCATCTTCCGTGCTCCCCCTTTCCCTCCCCGTGTATTTAGCGCGTCCGCGGGCGTTATATGCGCAAGCGCGCGCGTTGACGGAGCCGGGTGTGCTACGATAGTTCAAAAGTGAATAAATAACAGTTATGCGAAATTGAAAGCTGGTTCTTTCCCCCTACAACCCTCTATCTCCAAAGCTACACCGGTTAGCCAGCAGAGCAGACCGTAGGCAAGAGCTGGTGTGAGGTTCGGACTGGTGGATGGTTTGCGACTATTTCACATGGAGAATTGGCTTCATTTTGTTGTCTATTGGATATGTAGAAATGTTGCACGGACTGTTCCTAGCAGAATACTATGAATTTGATGAAATATCATAGTGCATTACTGGGAATTAAATCGAGCAAAAACAGACCGAATCGAATAGTACGAGTTATTATACGAAATAATCCGTGATTATCGGGAGTAACTATATCTGTATACTATAATAAGTACTGTTATTATACGAAATAGATATAACTGGCGGAAGAATAAATTATGCGAAATTGGAACGAGAGGTGATTTGGAGTGGTCGGATGGCTTAGCGACTATCGCACCTCTCTTTTCCTAAAAGGCGAACGACTATTTCACACAAAAAACACACGACTATTTGACGATGGTTCGCAAGAAAACACTACGACTATCACTCTACGACTATCAGCGGACTGTTCGCTACTATACGATATACAGGACTTTCAAAGAATAGTCATCTGATGACTTTACGACTATTCTACGACTATTTGTCAGCGGAAACTACGACTATTGGCTACGACTATTCCAGCCGGGACGCTACGACTATTGCTGACCTCTATTGGATATCGGGCGAAAGCCCGAAAAGAGCTGCGGCGGTAGCCGCCAGTTGTTCCGCGCCGCCGTGCCAGGAAGAAAGCATAATGCTAGGCTAATGCCAGGCTAACCAGGTGCCAGGCTAATGCCAGGCGTGGGAAACATCAAAACCCCGCCGGGCTTGCATGGTCTGTGATCTGCCGCACCGTCTGGCATGGATCCATAACAGGGGCGCACCCCTGCGCCCTTATATACATTATTATAATAGGGCGGCTGTGCTGAGCTGTACAGCGTCCGGCGTGGCGCTTGTATCTGGTATATGCTGGAGGTGTTACGGCGTTGTGATACGCTCCAGCGTAGCGCAGGCGGTATTATAGCCGCTTGTACCGGTCTTGTATCGTGGGCGGTGGAATGGGTGCAATTGCAGGAAACACCCCTGTAAAGCCCTGTGCGCTTTTTTGTGTTGTGGGCGGTATAACTGCATTGACTGCGCAAAACGCACTGTAAACGCTTGTATGTGGCTGTATTGCAACAGGGCAAAATAAAAGCCCTGCACCCTCAGCAGATGCAAGGCAAAAGAAAAGCCCCGCCAGCGTGGGCGGGGTGGATATTATTTATTTTTTTCTTCAAGGTCTGCAAGGGCGGCGCAAAGCTCTTGCGTTTCTTCTTCTGTCAAGTCGTATTCCGTGCGGAGTTGGTCAGCGTCTGTGCTTCTCCATCCTCCATCATACAGGGCGGCGGCGCTGCTAGAAACGTCTTTTAACATGGTTTTCCTCTTTTCCGGGCTTATACCCCTTTTTTACAGTATAGCATATCGCAAGCCCTAAAAACAGGACTTGCAGAAAGTTTTTTGTCCTTTTGGGCTGGGGCGGGGTTGCTTTATCCGGTGCAGCCCCGCTAAAGTGTCCGGCCGGTATCACTTGGATGCCTTAAACAGCGCAGAGAAAAACCAGAAGAAAAACAGGATGCAAGAAAATATCACCTGTTGCACCCCCTCAGACCACGTTAAAACGCTTGTATGTGGTGCGCTTGCTACACTCAGCATAAATATCCGGGTGCGCTACCTGCAAAAGTTTGCTATCAAGTCGGACGGAAGAAACATCCTTGTAAATGGCCTTTGCAGTGCCCTGCACCATTTCAGGCGCGCCGTGCATCATGGCGATGATATCGGCCTTGATTGCGTCATTCATTGCTTCTAATTCTTCCATGAGCCGCTTGTTTTCGCGGTATGCGTTTACTTTTTCTTCAAACGTCGTCATTTTTTTAGCCCTCCATCAAACGAAAAATTTTGAGCTTTCACAAGTTATGTGCGCTTTGTCCGGGATTTTCCCGGACGATATGGCGTTGACCAGGCTGTCGGTATACTTATATACAATGGTTCGCCCTGGCTCGTCATCCAAAACAAAAACCGACCGGTCCCAAGCGGGTGCCTGGCTGATTGATTGACCAGGCAGAAAGCACCTGACATTTACATAGATGTATTTTTTATCAATCCAGGGAAACGCCTGGACAAGGCAGCCGGAAAACCAGTTGTTAATCTCCATTTTGTGTGTCCTCCTTATTAGCTGTTAAGAAATGCGATCATAACGAGCGCGCCGGATATCATGCCGCCGATATACCAGAGGGCGGCCCACTGGGTAAAATCAAGAGTAATCATTTTTTATGCCTCCTTATACTGCGGGATGTAGCCCAGTACCTTAACTTTTGCCGGGATGGTATAATAAATCTGCCCATAATCGGGGCACCAGATAGCATCATATTGCTTTCCGTCATCGCCCAGCGCTTTGCACTCCACCTCACAGGTAAAGCGCTTTAGAGCGGTCTCTGTGAGCATTGCTGCAACATCTGCCGCAGGCTGTGCGTTAAATGATTCCACTGCTTTTTCCGCGTCTGCCAGCGTGTCAAATACGCCCAGTGTCCAGCCTGCGTCCTCTAAGATGTAGTCTACCATATACAGGCCGCTGTCACTGCACCAGAGCCACACAACGGGCTTGACGGTCATTCTGCGGTTGTTCTTGGCTGCATAGATCTGGTTAAGTGTGCCAGTCATTAACGTGCCGTCATCAAATGTGGCGGTATAAAGGTCACTGCACTTATAGGTCTTTTTCATGGTTTATACCTCCGTGTATCCGTCTGCAATGGCCTGAGCCTTGAGCGTGTCCATATCCCGCTTTGCTACAACAGGGACGTCCTTAGATACCCAGCCGTCAGGGACGCGGGAAAAGGTCTTTGCGTTAGTATCAATGCACAGATAATGTGCCATACCGTATGCGGTGTTCTTGGTTCTAAATTCTAGTTTCATGGTTTTGCCCTCCTGTTTTGGTTCAATGTGGTTGTAGTCCATATTTATCTGGACTGATTATATTATATCCATATATATATGGATTGTCAATGCTTTTAGCAAAATATATCCATATAAATATGGATAAAAATAAACGTCCGAAATTGTACACTTTGCCGGACACGCCACAGCACCCGCCGCCGGTACGATCTACCCGGCGTGGCCTGTCTGGTATCGAGTGCAGACGGGTGCAGCGTGCCCAGCGTCCGGGCGTGTGTGTCGGTGCGTGGCGTGGTCTGCCTTGCTGCCTGCGCTGTGCAGGCTGTCCGAGTGCGCTGGGGGCTGGGGTCTCCACCTCTGGGGTATATGGGGCGAGCCGGGGGGTGGGGTGGTCGACACCTCGCGTAGAAAAAATTCAAAAAAGGCGTTTTCGAGGTTCCTCTTGCCAATACCCACCCCACTTTCACAAACCAAAACCCGTCTGATTGTGCAAGTCTCCAAAAATTCCAAAAAATACAAAAAGACCCCTTTCGGAGCCTAGATTGTGGTATAATCAGCTAAAGGCTATGTGCCAAAGAAAGGAAGAATCGAAAATGAGAAAGAGAATCGTTGCGGCAGTCCTTATGGCTATCTTGGCTTGCATTATGTTGGTTGGCTGCGATAGCGGAGACTTTGCGCCTGAAATCAGCGAGGGTGCTTATAAGGCGCAGTGCCGGCAGATGGATTACAAGGAACTGTTCCGCTATCCCGATAAGTACAAAGGAACTAAGGTTATGGTCAAGGTCAGGGTTGCACAGATTGTAAGCGCAAACTTTTCCGGCAGCAGGAAAGCATGGAGAGCCTACACCGATAACAGCGGATACGGATTCTATGCAGATGATGAGTATTATATGCTGGACAAGCGTGGCAGTTCCGCCGTAAAGATTTTGACTGATGATATTGTCGTTGTCTACGGTGAGTTTACCGGTCTTGAAGAAGTAACAAGAGCGTTGACTGGCACGACCGATGAACTCCCGCGCATAGAAGTGAAGTACGCAGACCTCGCAAAATAATCCACAACACAAAAAGCCAGCGGCTAGATGTTCTCTAACCACTGGCTTTTCTTATGTGTTATTTACTGTTCGGGATAAATAATTGGTTCGTGTGCTGCACCGTGTTTTGCCATTTCAAGCATACAATCGTTGTAGCCGATGGCATGGCTGCTAGTACAAAATCCTTTTACGCATGATTCAACGGCAAAATAAATATTGTCACGTTCTTTCTTTTCCTCGTCTGTAAGATTGTCCTTTTCCGGCATCAGAATAGACAGAGCGAGACCGAGAGCTTCAGACCACTTCTTCAAGTTCTCTTGATGTTCCTTGTTTTCAGCTTGTAGCCGAAACACTTCCTTTAAATAGTCCATCAGCACGTCTCCATTCTAATCTGCTCGCCAACAGGCAGATAGCCCGCTTCTTTGAGCTTGCTGTAAATGAACTTCTGACCGGCTCTTGTCCAGCGAGTGACCTCTTTCGTCTTGCCGTTCGGCAGCTCGATCGGATGCCCGACAACGTATCCGTTTCCAAGATACTTCTGGTAAGGAATCCACTGCTTGTTTACAGTATGTTGGATGCCAAGCCCTCTAAGAATCTGGTTCAGCTTTCGTGCGCTCATGCCGTAGTTCATGGCAATCTGCGTGGTAGTCAGGCTTTCATCGGAAAGCAACATCGCCTTTGCGTAGTCGGAATCAGGCTTCATCTTGGCGTTTTCCGCTTCCAGAGCCTTTACCTTCTTGCGCTCCGTGTCTATAACACTGTTTGCAGCAATCAGAGCGCGGCTCAACAGCATCTCTGTCGATTCAGGCTCCGGGTTGGTGAGCTTCTGCTCCATCTGATTGAAAGCATCAATGTACTTGAGTTTCCATTCAAGGGCTTCCTTTCCGGTGAATCCCATAGCAAGGAGCGTAAACCCATCGCGATTCATCAGATACTCAGGTAGTGCTTTGTTTTGGACTGAAAGGTACTCCGATTTGAAGAACATAGAGGACAGTCCGATTTTGGACTCTCCTCCCATCAGGTTTTCGATGTCGCGAAGAACGTGCTTGTGCTCTTTTCCAAAGTTTTTCGCTACTTCGCGGCTGGACACGACAACCTGTCCGTTTTCGCTGATAAGATTGATAGCATATTTAACCTTTTGTTCCATAAAAACTCCTATGGTTCTTGCGGAACAAGCCAATTCCTGCTATAATAAGGCTGGAACAGCTTGTTCCAGTGTGGTTGATGATACGTTCGCTGTGGCTGGTAACTTTAGCGAGCGTATCATTTTTCGTTTTCATTGGTGGAATCCATCGGATGTAGCGTAAAGAACGCTTCACGGAACGCAGCAGAGATGGAGACCCGGTTCTTGATGCAGTATTCCTGCAAGCTTGCAAACTGCCGCTCCGTCACGCTGATGGTAACGGTGTGACCGTAACGCTCTGCGTAAGGACTACTCATACATATTCGCCCCCTTTCGTTTTGCTGTGCAATAAGTGTAACTGCAAAATATCTGAATGTCAATCAAAAATACACTAGATATTGTGTTGGCTAGTGTTGACATCAGATTTTGCCGTTCTTATTGGCTGCTCCCGCTTCGTACCCTGCCCGGTAGTTCAGTTCGGACAGCTTGCCCAGCGCTTCTGCGTACTCCCTGTCCTCGCTGGTCGGCTCTTTACCGTGGGCGAGGGTTTTCAGAAATTCTTCGGTTTTCGTGGGAAAGTTCATGTTTTTTGCTCCTAACTCTTGCGGAGAGCAGCCCTTTTTGGTATAATAGATTCCGAAAAGGGAGACTGCCCCCTTGGTGGTTGCAGGTTCTCGTTTCGTGATGTGGATAAGCTATCAGTGGCTTCGTGGTGGTTGCGGCTGGTAGCTTATTTTTTATGCCTTGATGTTCTCAACGTAGGATGCTACCCACTCGATACCCATGCGGATAACATCGACCTTTGAGATGCCCAATGCTTTTGCGCTGCTCTCCATGCTTGCGATCTGGCTCTCTGTGAGCCGGGTACTTATCATGCGCAGCTTATCACGTTCCGAGGTTTCTGCTCGTCTTGCCAAGCCTATCACCTCGCTTTCGCTGGAACAAGTATAAAGCGTGAAAATATGCTTGTCAAGACCCAAAGTTTTACGGAAATGAAGTTTGGAAGAATTACTCCTTATTATAGAAAATTTTCTACCTGATTGTGATTAACTAAGTAAACATCCTTATACTACTCTAGTATGTATAAATACATACTAGAGTATATTTATATATAATATAAGCGCAAGCAAAGAAAGTCCAGAAATATCTTGACATCCAGAAATATCTTGATATAATAGAATCAAGAAAGGATGGCGAAGAAAAATGACGGCAAGTGAAGCGATAAAGGAAATTTTGAAATTGAAGGAATTGAACCAAGCGAAGTTAAGTGATATGCTTAACATTCCGCTTAAAACCTTGAATGAACGTCTAAGGCACAAAAACATTAGTGTTAACAAGCTGGATGAAACACTAAGGGTTATGGGATACAAGATTATGGTAGTCCCTCGTGAGACAAAAGTCGAAAATGGGTTTGACATCAAGTGATGGGTGAAAAAAATGCGTTACTTCTTAGCTAGAGTGTCTAGTAAGGAGCAAAGCCTTGCAAGACAGCTTAAAATCGCACGAGATCGGTTCGACATCCCGGACGAGAACGTATTTTGTGATAAAATGACAGGTAGTAGCTTTGACCGTCCGCAATATAAACGATTGAAAGAGACTGTCAAGGCTGGGGATGAAGTCATCGTCAAGGAATTTGACCGCTTCGGGCGTGACAAAGACGAAATGAAGCGAGAACTTCAATGGTTCAAAGAAAAAGGCGTGATTGTTCGCATTCTCGACATTCCGACCACGCTTATTGACTTCCAAGACCAGACGTGGGTGCTGGAAATGGTAAACAACATCCTTATTGAGGTTTTGGGTGCGGTAGCTGAACAGGAACGCAAGAAAACCAAGCAACGTCAGGCAGAGGGCATAGCTGCCATGCCTATTGTTGATGGCAAAAGAGTGTCGGCGAGAACAGGCCGTAGCTTCGGCAGGCAGGAAAAGCAAGTTGACGAGCAGCAGTTTGAAAGCCTATTAGAGCAACAGCAAAAAGGCAAAATTACCGTAAAAGAGTGCTGCAAGCAGCTTGGCATCGGGAAATCCACTTGGTATGAGCGTGTCGAAAGATACGCAAATAAAAATAGCGGCAGCCCAACCACAAGCCACCGCTAAGAGTACACCAACTTCATCAAAACAGGAAAAAGAATGGTGCAACCACAGTATACCATTCTTTTCTCCAACAGGCAAGAGAAAAGGAGAAACACATGGAAAAGCAAAAACCATTTTACTGGAACTTTATCAAAAAAGATGCAGATTTGACATTTCGTTCAGTTTTTGATTTTGTAAACTGCAAAGATTTCACTTCGTTTATGCTGGAATGCCAATCTAAGAGATGCAATGTTTTGTTTTATGATGAAAACATATTTTTTGATTTCAAGAAAGAAGGCCCTTCCGAAACGTTTAAGCGGCAAATGAGAATTGCGCTTCTTACATTTATTTTGGAAAGCATTCCGGCAATAGCGGAAGATTATCTTGCGTATTTTAAGAAATATGCGGGATGGAAGAGCGATAAAACGTTTACTCCTACTTTAATCGAAAAGAAGGAAAGACTTGACCGCGAAACGTGGCTTGATGAACAAGCAAATATTATGTGACCCGCCAGACATGGTATCGGATTGCTGAACAGAGAAAGGGATAAGAAATGAGAAAACTACTTTATCGTTATCAAGTATTTGGGTATAAAGGAGCTGCGGCACAGATGATGGACGCTTTCGTAAAAGAAAAACCTGATTTGCAAGATGGATACTATTCCCTTCCAAAATTGAGAGATGCAATAGAAAAGGACAAATGGCTTTATAGCGTGATCTCTGGTTCGCATGATAAAGACGGCGTGATTCTTGCTACTCATATTTATGATATGGGCTATGTTACGCTATGGGATGACGAGCATCCCGGTATTCGTCCGATAAAATGGTATGAGCCGTTGTTTTTTGTAAGGCTGAAAGAAAAATTGCATAAAATTTATTGGTGGCCTTGCAAATCCGGTCCTACGTTATTCGATTATATAAATAAGAGAAAATAAGTCCCGTTAAACCAAATTACATTAAATAATTTTCCAAAACAGCATTATAAAACCGAATATTTGATTTTTGTGCAGTTGTAGGCACTCTTTACATTTTCAGGTAGGGGGTGCCTATTTTTTTATGCAGCCAAAGCAGTGTATCGCCATCATTGACAGCATCAAAGCGTATGCAAAGCAGAATCCGACCGAAGCACAGGTCTATGAGGACTGGTTTCAGGCGGTGGTGAACCTGAGAGACGCTCTGCCGCAAGACAAGAGGTTTGATGCCTACAAATACTCTGGTGAGTTGCGTTCTGTCTGTGCAGCCATGATGGGCAAGATGAAAACAGGCGAGGACGTGGCGAAGGTCTATGACATTATCGGCCGGACGTACCTGTTTGAAGCAAAGGATGTGTTTGACAGCTATTGCATCTACCTTGAATGGAATCGTGCGCCGGAGAAGAAGTTCTATCAGCCGAGACGCAGGGTTTTGAAAGTGCTGGCAGATGACCTTGAGGACTTGTTTTATAAGCGGATTGACTTCTTAGGAGTTAGTCTACCCGCTCGCGTTGGCAAGTCCACGCTGTGCATCTTCTTTATTACATGGCTAATGGGCAACCGTCCTGACGTTGCATCGGTTATGAGCGGACATTCCGATAAGCTGACCAATGGCTTCTACGGGGAAGTACTGTCCATCATCACCGACCCTGTGACCTACAACTGGGGCAAAATCTTCCCTGACGTTCAGCTTGTGGACAAGAGTGCAAAGGATGAAAGCGTTGATCTGAACCGAAAGAAACGCTTCCCCACCCTGACTTGTCGTTCCATCGGCGGCACGCTGACTGGTGCTGTTGAAATCGGTGAGGGTGGCGTTTTGTACAGCGATGACTTGATCGAGGACTTGGAGGAAAGCCTGAATGTTGAGCGTTTGAACAACAAGTACGATGCCTATTTGAACCAGCTGAAAGACCGTAAAAAGCAAGGCGCATTAGAGCTGATGGTCGGTACGCGCTGGAACGTGCTTGACCCTTTGGGACGCATCCAGAACCAGTATGCGGACAATCCGAAGTACCGATTCCGGGTAATTCCTGCGGTGGACGAGAACGGACACAGCAACTTCAATTATGACTATGGCGTTGGTTTTGACGATGCCTACTATGCCGATATGAAAGCCAGTATTGACGATGCGACATGGTGGGCAAAGTACATGGGCAAGCCCTATGTGCGTGAAGGTCTGCTGTTCCCTGCCGATGAACTGCGGTATTTCAACGGTGTTCTGCCTGATGGTGAGCCTGATCGCAAGCTCATGGTCATGGATATTGCATGGGGTGGCGGTGATTTCACCGCCTGTCCTATCGCTTATGTGTACGGCGATGCCGTGTTCATTCCAGACCTTGTGTTCAATAACGGTGACAAGACCGTCACTAGGCCAGAAGTTGTTGGCAAAATCATCCAACACAAAATCAACGTGGTGCGTGGTGAAGCCAACAACGGCGGCGATGAATATTGTGACGTGGTAGACAGCCAGCTTCGGCAGCAGGGTTATCACTGCTCTGTCCGCAGCCAACGTGCGCCAAGTGGTCAAAGCAAGCTGTCAAGAATCATCCAGTATGCGCCTGATATCAAACGGTTCTATTTCCTTGACGAAAAGCACCAGTCGAAAGAGTACAAGGCATTCATGGAACAGGTGACGATGTTCACGCAGCTTGGCAAAGTTCCGCACGATGATGCACCGGATAGTTTGGCTCAGCTTGCCGATGAACTGTACAACGGAATCAGTAAAATCGAGCCTGTCAAGAGGCCTTTTTGATTAAAAACACAATATATTGTGTTCGCTGGGTCTATTTATTTGATTTCACCACTTGACAAGGCTTATAATGTACGCAGGAAGTTTTGCAGCTTCCCTTAAAGGAATAGCTTGCACGCGGGGTTTTGTCATTTTACTCGCGTGCGTGTCAACAAGCATATTCCTCCTTTCACCGGTGAAGGTTTTCTCACTCTTTCACCTTCACCGGGCTTTATATGTTGCGTTTCCAATTGTAAGGGGAATGCCAGTCTGCCTCCCCCATGGCTGGCAAGCAACGGTTCGATTCCGTTACGCAGCACAACCAACTACCTAGCTTTGCATGGCTTTATTCTCCAAAACCTCCATCGCTATTCCCGGCTCTCGATGTAATGTTTAGGCATGACATTGCAAAGAGCAGCGGTTAACCAATCAAGCCGGGTTTCTATGTTGCATTAGCTCAGTCAGGCTAGAGCACCCGGCTCATAACCGGACATACATTGGTTCAAATCCATTATGCAGCACCAAAATTGCAGCCGACCCGTTGACTGTCCGTCAAACTGAATGTAAAGGCTGCAATGGTTTTCTTCGGGCGAAGAATAGCACGGCTGGAAGTGCGAACAGTTTCCCAGTAGCTTCTGACAGGTCTGTGCTCAACAGCCTGTTTCCAGAAATCAAACGAAAGGAGCACAGATGGTAGCGAAAGTCAGGTGCAAGCGTCCTCGAAAAGACGCAAACGGTAATCCTTGCGATTGTGGGCGTTATCTTGGCGAAGTAGAAGGTAAGTTCTCCCTTCTGTGTCCTCTTTGCCATTGGATTACAATTGGAGATTCCAACCTTCCAAAAGATACATGGGTCTCCGTACCAAAGTTTAAGAACTGAATAGCTTTTGAAGCGCAGTTGTAAGCGCAGTGAGATAAACCTTAACAGGTTTGTCTTGCTGCGCTTTTTATTTTGCCAGAAAGGAGGAACACATGGCTGAGTATCAGATAGTTGTTGACGGCTTTTTGAATAATCCACTGACCGGACGTAGACCGATTGAAACGCCGGAGACAGAAATCAATCGGGCAAACGTGCTGAAAGTGGTCATGGGCAAGGCAGAGCCTATTCATCTGCTGAACAAGAACGAGATTCGTTTTCTGCATAACTACTACTTGGGCAGTCAGCCTGTCCTCCATCGCACGAAGGAATATCACGCTGAAATAACCAACCGTATTGTAGAGAACCATGCCAACGAGTGCGTGGGCTTTTACACAGGCTACATGAGCGGCACTCCTTGTTCTTATGTGCGGTCTGAAACGGCAACAGGTGACGGTGAGGAAATCGCCCGCCTATCCAACGCCTTGCAGTATGAAGGCAAGGACGCGCTCGATCGGCGGCTCTGGCAGTGGATGTTGGAGTGCGGGCAGGGATACCGCATCGTTCTTCCTGACAAGGGGTACAACGGCAACTACCCGGACGAAACGCCCCTGCTGGTGGATGTTCCCGACCCGGATATGGCGTATGTGATTTACAACTCCGGCATCGGGCACAAGCCCATCGCCAACGTTCTGCACATCCAACGCAATTATCAGAATGACCTGAACGACCTGATTTGCGTGTATACGCCAAACCAGTACTTTGAAATCGACAACGGCAAGGTTACGAAATCGGAGAATCATTCTCTTGGAATGTTGCCAATGGTCGAATACAAGCTGAACCCGGAGCGTATGGGTCTGTTTGAACCGGCTATCCCTGTTCTGGATGCCATCAACGATCTTGAAAGCAACCGTTTGGACGGTGTGGCACAGTTCATCCAGTCCATCATGGTGTTCACCAACTGCCTTGTGGACGAAAATGCTCTAAAGCAGGTCAAGGAATTGGGCGCAATGTGCCTGAAATCCACTTCTAGTTTGCCCGCTTCTGTCTCTCAGATTGCAAACGAGCTTGACCAGCAGCAGAGTCAGACCCTGCTTGATTCCATGTTGAACGTGTACCGAAGTTTAACTGCCATGCCTAGTGCCACTGGTAGTGAGAACGCAACGTCCGACAACGTGGGCGCAGTTATCGTCCGTAATGGTTGGAATCACACCGAAGCAAGGGCGCAGCAGTACGAGAATATGTTCAAGTACGCTGAACGCCAAAGCCTGTCTGTGATGCTGAAAATCCTGCGTGATACAGCTGGCTCTAAGCTGATGGCAAGTGACATCAACATCAAACTGCCACGCCGCCAGTATGACAACCAGCAGAGCAAAGTTCAGATTTTTGCACAGATGATTCAGCAGCCGATTGACCCGCAGTTGGCGTTCACTACGCCCGGTCTGTTCCCTGACCCACAGGCTGCTTATGAAATGAGCAAGCCTTTCCTGATTGCCGCTGGAAAGCTAGGCAAGGATGGGAAAGCACCGAAACCCCAAGAACAGCCAACTGACCATATTGTTGATGCTAACAAAATGGTCAACGAACAGGCTGACGCAAAGAACAGAGGAGAAAAATGAATTTTGCAAGTGCTTTGTTTGCTCTTAAACGAGGGCACAAAATTAAGCGTCATCATTGGACTGGTTATTGGTGCTTGGGGTCTAAAGATTCTAAGAAGCCTTATGTCGAGATGCACTGCTACGATGGCAAGATTGTAAATCTTGCTGATTCAGAAGACATTCTGTACACCATGGAAAATATGGCGTGTGACGACTGGGAAATCGTTGATGAATGGAAGTAAAGGCTCTTGTCTTTGCATATTCCGGCAGGGAAGCCGGGATACAAATTTCGCAGCGTTGCAGGGAAGCAACGGTAAAAAAACGCAGGAGGAAATTAACAATATGAAACTCAATGTGTTGCTTGGTGATGCCTACAAAGAGGGCATGACCGCCGATGAAATCATTTCTGCGCTTGAAAAGGTTGCAGACCCTAGCGCAGAGGTCGAGAAGCTGCGCAACGCCGTGACGAAAGCCAATGGCGAAGCTGCCGAGTACAAGAAGCAGCTCAAGGCAAAGCGCACCGATGACGAGAATGCCGCGCAGGAACAGGCTGACAGGCTGGCAGAAATGCAGAAGCAGATTGAAGCCCTGACTGCCGACAAGGAGAACCTCGTCAAGGAAAAGACCCTTGCATCTTACCGTGAGAAGTTCGTTGCACAGGGTTATGACACTGAACTTGCCAACAAGGCTGCGTCTGCACTGGCTGACGGTGACATGGACAAGGTGTTTAAGTTCCAGTCGGAGTTTATGACAGCCCATGACACCGCATACAAGGCTTCCCTGCTGAAGGATATGCCCACACCTCCGGGTGCGGATGGCAAGGGCGGTTCTGACAGCGAAGGCGTAGCGTTTGCTAAGAGCCTTGCACAGCAGAACGCAAATACTTCTAAGGCATCGAGTGACGCAATGAGTGCTTTCCATTAACAAGGAGGAAAACATGAAGTTTACCCGAAACACGGTCAACGGAATCAACGATACCATCCTTGCTTCCAATGACTACACCGCCATTCCCTTTACCGTGACCGAAACTGCTGCGGTTAAGGCTGGCTATCCCATGACGCTGGCTGGCAAGAAAGCTGTTGCTGCTGGCGAGACTGGTTCTAAGACCATCAACGCTGACGGCATCCTGCTGTATGACGTTGACCCGGCAGAGAACCCCAACGCTTCCCTGCTGATTCGTGGCGTTATCGACACCAAGAAGGCAGCAGCAAGTTCCAGCTTCACCTTTGACGCTGACGCAATCAAGGCCCTCAAGACCGCCGTTCCTGGCATCTTCTGCCGTGACAACATCAGCGTGAACGTTTAATAGGAGGTAAAACAACATGGCACTGAATCTTAAGGAAGTCTTTGCCCCGGCTGCGATTGCCGCCTATTGGACGAACGACCCTACCAATGCGATGCCCTTTGCATCTGACGCACTGTTCCCCGCAAAGAAGAAGGCTGGTCTTGACCTGAAGTGGCTGCGTGGTCACAAGGGCGTTGGCGTTTCTCTGATGCCCAGCGCATTTGATGCAAAGGCTACGTTCCGCACCCGTGAGGGCTTCAAGTTCGATGAGACCGAGATGCCGTTCTTCCGTGAGGGCTACCATCTGGGCGAGAAAGACCGTCAGGAAATCCTGCGTGTTCTGGACAGCAACGACCCCTATGCTCGTGACGTGATGAACCGTCTGTATGATGACACCGCACAGCTTATCACTGGCGCGCGTATCGTTCCTGAACGCATGATCTGGCAGCTGCTGGCTCCCGCCAATGGCGCTCCCGGCATCACCATCAAGGCAAACGGCGTGAACTACACCTACAACTACGACCCGGACGGCGGCTGGAAGTCCACCAACTTTAAGGACATTAGTGGTGTCGCCAAGTCTAAGTGGTCTGCTGCCACCGCCACTCCCATTGCTGACCTGAACGCTGCAAAGGACGCTGTTCTAGCAAGCGTTGGCGAGGTCGTGACTGAGGTGTACATGAACACCGCCACCTTCCGCAACATGATTGCTGCGGATGAGGTGAAGAATCGGTTCATGACCGTCACCGCAAAGGCGAACGCCGTTCTGCTGGATGCCGAAGCACGGCAGATTATCGAATCTGCAACCGGTCTGAAGATTCATCTGTACGACAAGATGTTCAAGGCAGACCAGTACAGTGCAAGTGAGAAGTACCTGCCCGATGGCATGGTGGTGGTTGCTCCGTCCGGCGCTCTGGGCAGCACTTGGTACGGCACCACTCCTGAAGAAGCCGACCTTCTGTCCGGCCAGTCTGGCGCATCCGTGTCCATCGTGAACACTGGCGTTGCCATTACCACCGAGCTGACCATTCACCCGGTCAACGCCAACGTCTATGCTTCTGAAATCGTCCTGCCGTCCTTTGAGCGCATGGACGCTGTGTACTGCATCAAGGCTTACTAAGGCGAAAGGAGGAAAGCAGCATGGGAGACCAGTATTCCGAAGCGGCAGTCAAGCTGGGGCAGTACATCGCTCCTGCACTTGACCGTGAAATCACGGACGAGGACTACCCACTCTTCGACCTGCTGCTTGATTTCGCCAAAGACAAGATATTTGCACAGGGCTACCCCTTCGGCAACAGACCAAACGAGTTGCCCTTGCAGTATCAGTCGTTGCAGATACGCATTGCAGCGGAACTGTACAACCACATCGGCGCAAATGGACAGACGAGCTACACCAACAATGGCATCACTCGTGTGTGGGAAAGCTCCGATGTTGCACAGTCCCTGCTAAATGAAGTGGTTCCGAGAGTAGGTGTTATCGGCTGATGTTCAATGGTAGCCCGCTGGATAAACGCCCGCTGTGGTATTCAAACCCTGTTGGCGAGAAAACGCCTGTTGTGGACGAGTGGGGAAACGAAACCGGCGAGACATCGCAGACGTGGAGTGACCCCGCAAAGCTGATGCTGAACGTCAGCCCGCCTACTGGTTCTGCGGAAGCAAACCCTTTTGGAGCGTTCACGGATTACAGCTACGTTGTCAGTTCGTCCAGCAAAAAGCACAACACCCCACTTTACGAAGGTACACACGTCTGGTTTCAGACGGATGTTTCAAAGCCCTTCAATTACATTGTGGTCAAGGTCGCAGAGCATATCACGGATACGCTGTATGCGCTGAAAGAGGTGGCTGCAAGTGAAAATTAAAGTGAGGTTGAGCGATGCCGGACTTCGTGATACGGAACGTCAGATACAGGAGTACAAGACCACCCTGAATAAAAAGGCACAGGAGTTTGCAAAGGCATTGGCTGACAAAGGGCTTGATGTGGCGAAAGTTCGCTTTGCAAATGCAGAATATGCCGGTAGCAACGATGTCTCTTGCCGTGTCGAGCAGAACGGAAACACTTGTACCATCATTGCAGAGGGCAAGTCAGTTGCTTTTATTGAGTTTGGCACTGGCATACATCACAACGGATATGGCGGTGAACTACCGCCCGGTGTTGGGGCACATGGCTCTTACGGCAAAGGACAAGGCGCAAACCGCAGATGGTACTACTACGGAGAATCCGGCAATGCTGGTACGCCTGTCAAGGAAGTAGACGGCAAAGGTCAGTTGAATTACACCAGCGGCAACGATGCAGCTATGGCTATGTGGGGGGCTGTTGAGGAAATGGCTTCTCAGGTCGAAGCAACGTGGAGGGAGGTTTGGAATAGTTGATTGATTATTTCAATTCCATTTTCACGGCCGTTGCTAAAGAACTGCGAAAGCAAGTGCCCGGCATCTTCGTCACTGGCGAAATCAATGACAGCAACGTCAAAAAGTTTCCGTGTGTGCAGATAGAGGAAAACAGCAATCTGCCTGTACACATTGATTCTGCTGGTCACAGCAAATACGCTGCCGTTTCCCTGCGTGTTCGGGTCTACTCCAATAAGAACACCGGACGTATTGCAGAAGCACGTTCCATCGTTGGCATCGTGGATTCTATTCTCGAATCACTCAATTTTTATCGCAAATCGTTTGTCCCGTTGAATGGACTGTATAACAATTCCGTCTATCGGATTGATTGCAGCTACGGGGCAACAATCGGAGAGGACGGAATGATTTACCGAAACTAAGGAGGTAAACATTCTATGAGTACTGCTATCTCCGGTCTGAACACCACCCTTTACTGTGGCGACAGCGCAACCGCTCTGACGAAGCTGTGCGACATTAAGGATGTGCCCGACCTGATCTCCGACCCGAACCTTCTGGATGCTACCACCCTGTCTGATGGTATGCAGAAGCAGATTTTTGGCATCGTTCAGGCTGACACCAAAGCCTTTACCGCCAATTACAACAAGACCGACTACGCCGCCGTCAAGGCTGCTGGTTATGACGATACCTCTGAGAGCAACGTGGACAAGTACTACGCCCTGAAAATGCAGGACGGTTCCGGCTTCACTTGGCAGGGTATGCATCAGGTCGGCCTGTCCGGCTTTGGCGTGGACGAGGTTGTGGAGATGACCATCAATTGCATTTTCCACTCTACCCCGAAGTTCAGCGAGAGCCTGACCGTTAATGGCGGCTAATCCGCAAAAATCGAATCAATCAAACCGGGCAGAACTGAACATCGGATTTGGTTCTGCCCCTATTTATAAAGGAGAGCATTTATTATGGCTGCTAAGGTTATCAATTTTCATTCCCCCGATGGTAAGAACACTTACGAGCTGACTTTCACCCGCGAGAGTGCCGAAGCCACTGAACGCAACGGCTTCCAGATTTACGAGTTCTCCAACGGCATCAACCCCATCAAGAACACTTCCGCTCTGTTCTATGGCGCGTTCATTGCTCGCAACAAGGGCATCAACCGAAAGACGGTCGATGATATGCTTGTGCACACCGAGAACAAGGAAGGTCTGATTGCTGCCCTGATGGAGATGTACGCGAATTCTATCAAGGCTCTGATTGCCACCGATGAAGAGGATAAGACCGCAAAAAACGCAACGTGGGAGATTGTGTAACCTCACAGTCTCAAGAATCGGACAGCAATACAGAGCCATTCTCTGTGTCTAAGCTGTTCCACGATGTAGAAGCCTATTACATCTCCATTGGCATGACCTATGACCAGTTCTGGCGTGATGACGTCTGGCTGGCAAAGGTCTACCGGGACGCAGAAGAACTGCGCGCCCGCAGAGCCAATGTTGAAGCGTGGAGAAATGGTTTCTACACGGCATCTGCGCTTTCCTCTACGGTTGGCAATATGTTCCGCAAGAAAGGGTCTAGCCCCATCAAGTACATGGATAGACCGATTCCTCTTACTCAGAAAGAGCAGGACGAGTACGAATACCAACGCGCACTGGAAGCGCAGGAACGCATCAAGAGAGCAATGTTCTCTATGATGAATCAGAAGGACGGTGGTAGCAATGGCTGATGTTGATATTACAAGCTTATCCGTAGAAATTTCTGCGGAATCGCAGGGCGCAGAGCTTAACATTGACAAGCTTGCTACCGCCATTTCTAATTTGCGGACGAAGGGCAGTGTTGGCAAGGTTTGTACAAGCCTTGATAAGCTGTCTAGTTCCATTGCATCGCTGAAACAGGCGTCTGCCGGTATTTCCGGTCTTGATAAAGTCACAAACTTCCTGAATGGTATCTCTTCTGTCAACACAACCGCTGGCGTGAAGGGCGTTAACTCTGTTGTAAATGCTATCAAGAAGATTCCAAACGCGGTATCTGCTCTGAACGGCGTGGACTTCTATTCCATGTCTGGTAGCATCACGCAGCTGACGAATGCTCTTGCGCCGCTGTCCATTTTGGATATTTCCGGCTTGAAATCGCTTGGCAGCGCGTTCAAAGCGATTGGCACTGTGCCAGACCTTACCGACAAGCTGAAAGCGGCAGACCTTGATTCTTTCGCGGATTCTTGCCAGAAGATATCCACCGCTCTCGCTCCCCTTGCATCTCAGCTTGACAAGGTGGGCAACGCTTTTGCAAAGCTACCGCCGCAGTTGAGTAAGGTTGTGACACAGGCTAACCGCGTGACCGCTGCCAACGAACGGCAGAAGAAAAGCTACATGAGCCTTTCCAGCCAAATGAACAGCTTCATGCGGAACATGGCCAAGCTAGTCTCGCTAAAAGCTATTGCCACCTATCTTGGCAACGCAGCGGAAAAGTTCAACAGCTACTACGAAGCTGCAAACCTGTTCGGCGTGTCCATGAAGGGGCTGACCGGCGAAGCAAGCACGTTCATCAACAAGATGGAGACCCTGCTTGGTATCGACCCAACCGAAGCCATGAACAACATGGCAACGATTCAGGGTCTAACTACCTCGTTTGGTTTGGCAAGCGACAAGGCGTATGTGCTGTCGAAAAACCTGACGCAGCTTGGCTACGACCTCGCTTCTTTGAAGAATATCCCTGTTGCGGAATCCTTTACGAAGATTCAGGCGGCTATCTCCGGCGAACTTGAACCGATTCGCCGTCTGGGTGTCGATATTTCTAACGCACGGTTGCAACAGGAACTGCTTAATCTTGGCTATTCGCAGAGCGTTTCTACCCTGTCTCAGGCTGATAAGGCTGTTCTGCGGTACATTGCCATCATGAAGCAGACCACCGATGCACAGGGAGACTTCGCCCGCACTCTGTCCAGCCCTGCCAATATGATTCGCATTTTGCAGGCACAGCTGAACAGTCTAGCTCGTGCCGTTGGTTCTTTGCTCTACCCTGCCCTGAAATCTATCCTCCCGCCGCTGATCGCAGCCGTTGAACTAGTCAAAGAACTTGTCACTGGCATTGCATCGTTAATGGGCGTGAAGGTGGAGTTCCCAGACTTTAGCAGTGCAAGCGATGCTGTTGGTGGCGTCACGGATGCGATGGACAATACCACTAAAGCGACCGGCAAGGCTGCGAAGGCGTTCAAGAACTACATCATGGGCTTTGATGAACTGAACGTAATCCAGAAGGACAATGGTTCTTCCGGTGGCTCCGGCTCCGGTGCTGGTGCTGCTGGCAACATCTTAGGCGATGTAGACTTGTCCGGCTATGATATGTTCAAGAACTACGTTGGTTCTTCCGTTGATGAAATTAAGGCAAAACTTGAAAAGTTGCTTCCGCTCATCTCTGGAATTGCAGCCGGGTTTGCGACATGGGCAATTAGCAACTCAGTTCTTACCGCTCTTGAGAAAATCAAAGGCGAAGGTTCTTTGATTGAAGCAGTCTTGAAGCTTTGGAAAAACCCAATAATGGCAGCTGCGGTTGCCGTTGGCATTATCGTTGCAAGGTTTGTAAGCCTTTATCAGAATAGTGAGAAATTCCGAAAAGGTCTTGAGCGTGTAAGGGCGCTTGTCTACCTCGCAGCGGAAGGATTCAAACAGGGTTGGAACATATCGCTTACCGATGGGAAGCTCGGAGAATCCATTGAATATTTGAAAGAATCTCTTTCCAACCTTGGGCAATCTATCCTGAATTTGCTCCCTGAAAGCTGGCAGGAAGGAATCACTTCCGCGTTTGATTCCATTTCAAAAGTTGTGAAGAAGCTCGACCTTGACGTTTGGGATTTAGTTACGACGCTTGCTGGCATCGGACTTATCGTATCCGGTCATCCTGTTGCGGGTCTTGCTGTTATAGGCTTTGAATCCATTTCCGTAGCTGTTCGCGGGCTTGGAAGTGAAAATCAGAAAACTGCCTTTGGAATGGAAACTGACTGGTTCAATTCCTTCAAGTCTATTGGCGAAAGTGTTGCAAACTTTGCGGCTGCTGCCGTTACCGCGATCGGGAACATCATTAACGATATTGCAATCTTTGTTGGCTGGATTAAAAACGGAGTTTCCGAAACAGACCGCTTGGATTTGCAGATGAATGGCAACTTCATTGAAAACTTTGTGATGGGCATTGCTCAAACAATCCACAATATAGGCGTTTTTGTTGGTTGGATTACAAGTGGCGTTGATGAAGCTGACCGGTTGGCAATTGCGGCAAACGGCAACTTCGCGGAAAAGTTCATCCTTCTGATTGCTGACGTTATCAACGGAATTAAAGAAGCCGTGAAGTGGTTCGGAACCCTGATTGAAAAAATCTCGAAGTTCAATCCTGTTAGCGTTGGCAAAAACATCATAGATGGCATCGCAAAAGGCATCGTTGGCAAAAAGAGCGTTGCGGATGATGCTGTCAAGGTTGTAACGGACGGAATCAAAGAAAAAGCACAGACTGAACTTGGCATCCACTCCCCTTCCAAAGTTTTCAAGGGCTACGGTGTCTACCTCATAGAAGGTCTTGTGAATGGTATCTCCGCTGCCAAAGACCTTGCGGTGAACGCTATCCAGTCCGTGTCTGACGCGGTAAAGACCATCGGCTCTCAGTTGGCAGACGAAAACTACGGTCTGCGCAGTGGCTCTATCAGCCTTTCCGTTGACGCAAGCGGCAAGTCCATGATGGAAACCGCAAACGCGCTGAAACGCACGATGCGCACCACCAATGATAGCTTTGGTGGTTGGTTCAAGAAGATGAAAACCGACTTGGGCGACTTCACAGAGGGCATCAACGCTGTGACTAAGGCGGGCAAAGATATCTCCAACGGCTTCAAATCTTCTGTTGACGCGCTTACCGCTGCATCGAAGTCTATCCTGAACACGCACGATGGTTTTGTGAGCGCAGTCTCTGATATCCGGTCTTTTGTGAAAAAGAGCGTTGCAGAGATTGAAAACGAGTACCAGTACAACGGATTCTTTGGCGCTGCCGGTCTTGCCATTCAAAAGGCGTTTGAGGGCGTGTATCTTGTTTTTACTAAGGTTTCCACTGCCATCAAGAACGTGTCTGACACCATTGACAGTGTGAAGAATGTCATTACCACCTTTAACAATCTGAAAGACAAAGTCGGTGAGGTCATCGACCAAGTTCCCGCTTTGAAACAGGCGTATGGTGGGCTGAAATCTTTCTTCAGCGATTTGTTTAGCAAAGACAGTGGTATTGGGAAAATCGTTTCTGATGGTTTTGACTTTATCAAAACAAAGGCTGGTGATGTAGCGAGCTGGCTCAAAGAAAAATTGCAGGGAATCAAAACTAGTGGTTCCGGTTCTTCTCTCGGCAGCTTAGCCGGTGGCGCAGCAGCATCTGGTGGCGCACTTTCACATCTCGGTGCATACGGTGGAATAGGCGCTGGTGTTGGTCTTGGCCTTTCTGGTGGCATCCAGTGGTGGAAGGACATGATAGGGACTTGGAAGGATTCTGACAAGTCTGCTGGCACGAAAGTTCTTGAATCTATAAAGCACACCCTTTGGGATTTGTCCCCAATCGGAGCGCTCGTGAATCTTGGCAAGAAGATTTTCGGCTTTGCAAGCGGCGGTTTCCCCGATGCCGGGCAGCTGTTCATCGCCCGAGAAGCCGGCGCAGAGATGGTCGGCTCTCTGGGCGGTCACACGGCAGTTGCCAACAATGACCAAATCGTTGAGGGCATCCGCGAAGGTGTTGAAGCTGCAATGGAGCGTCAGAATCAGCTTCTGCGCCGTCAGAACGAATTGTTGCAGGCTCTGCTTGAGAAGGAAGGGAGCGCAGAGATCAATGTGTCCAGCTTCTATCAGGCAGTGAACAGAACGAACCAGCGCAACGGCAAAACAATTATCCCGGTAGGTACTTAAAGGAGGGGCATTTATGGAACTTGACCAGTACAATCCGATTCGGAGTGTGGATGGGCAGTATCTTAAATGCCCCTCTTCTTATCAGTGGCGGTTACAGGACATTTCAGCATCCGATGCCGGACGCACAGAGGATAATAAGATGGACAAGAAACGTCTTGGGCAGTGCGTAAAGCTGGAACTGGAATGGAAGTACACCACGATAAAAGAAGCCGCTGCTATCCTGAAAGCGTTCAACCCGGAATACATCAACGTTACCTATCTTGACGCAATGGCTGGTGATTGGAAAACCAGCGAGTTCTACGTTGGTGACCGTGCTGTTCCTATGTACAATTCGCGGATGAATCGCTGGGAAGGGATATCTTTTAACATCATCGAAAGGGCTGCACACTGATGGTCAATGTATCGCAAGATATCATAAAATCCTTCAACGAGGGCAATAAACAGACTGCCTTTATTGAGGTTGCTGCTGGCAGCAAGACGTTCACCATCACCGATGCAGATATCATTCAGGGTGGGTTGAAGATTGACCGATACTGCGTGACCAACAGCAAAATCGAGGTCGGCTCTGCAGTTGCGTCTGAACTGTCCTTAAAGTTGCGAAACTACGATGGCAAGTTCAACGATGTTTCCTTTGAGGGAGCTGTCCTGAACGTTAAAATTGGCATCAAACTGTCTAGCGTCCTTGAGGGCGCAACGCTTGGCAAGGGCATTCTGGGACGTATGATTCTTGGTTCTGCATCTTCCGATCAAGACGTTGCGTATGTTCCCTGCGGTTTATTCATTGTGGACACGCCGCCCCGCAAGCTGAGCACTATAAGCATCTCTGCATTGGACTACATGGTCTTGTTTGACCGTGAGGTAAACGCTTCCACACTCTCCTTCCCTATCCATGTTGACGCGCTTATTCAGAAAATTTGCTCCATCTGCAATGTTGCGCTTGCAACGGACGTTTCGGTGCTGCCAAACCACTATTTCAGCATCGGCGGTCTGCCGGATACTAACCAGAAGTTGACCTACCGGCAGCTCTTGCAATGGTGTGCACAGCTTACCGGCACTTGCGCGTTCATGGATGGTAGCGGAAGGCTTGTGCTGAAATGGTATGAGCAGACAGGCGTGACCATCACCGCAAGTGAACGCTATTCCAGTGATATGTTGGAGAACGACATTACCATTACCGGCTTCACTTGTGACGATGGCAAGGGCAACACATACCTGTCTGGCACAGCAGATTACACGCTTGACCTAAGTGACTGCGGTTTCCTGACCAACGCCTACGATGGTGTTTTGAAGGAACTGCAAGCTGCACGCGGAGGGTTTGCCTACCGTCCATATAGCGCCACTATCAAGTCTGCTCCGTATTTGTTCCCGCTGGACATGATACGCTACAAGAACAAAGACGGCGTTGTGCATGATACCATTGTCACCAATGTTACGCTTGCTTTGAACTGCAACACAGCGATTTCCGGCGCTGGCGAAACGGTCATAAGTTCCTCTTATGCGCAATCCACAAGCGGTGTTACAAGCCAACAGGCGGCGACCGACAGAGCGAACCTAGTAAAAATAAACCAAGCAGAGCAAAACGCCAAAAATGAACTTTACAGCATGATGACGTTTACTCCTGAAAATGGGTTGGTCATCACTCGCAGCAACTGGGAAGGCAAAGTTCAAATCACCGGTCAAAACGTACAAGTCGTTCGTGGAAACAACAAAGTTGTTATAAACGACAATGGTATAGACATAACGGATGGCTACGGAAGCGTTTCTATATACAGCGGTGGCATATCTTTTCACGGCATTCGCAACAGTAAAATTTTTGAATGGCCTTATGAAAAAGATTCTTATGGAAACCCTACAGGTGGATTCGCTGCGCAAACTACAAAAATTGACCTTTCCTCTTACTCATCAGTTATATTAGTTTACGACACACAGAAAGAAGGAACTTGGCTTGCTTCCGGTGGTGGCGCTGGTAGGCTTACCGTTGTTCTCCCAGTTAACGGACAAACATATTCTTACGCTTATCCGTGGAATACCGTTCATTGGAGAAAAGTAAAAGTTGAAACCACTGGAATCACATTCGGTTACGGAAACGAACGAACGTCAGATTATAAAAACAACGTTATAACAGGTTTGATACATTTGGAAACTCCTGTTACTGATGGCTCAATCAAAAACAACAGCGTTTGCCGCCCGTTGGAACTATACGGTTTTATGTGAGGTAGATATCATGGAACATTTCAAGTTCAAGTGCAAAGTCGCATCGGATGGTCGATTGTATGGTGGCGGCTGGTGTCATGAAAGCGTTATTCCAAACCCGCTGCCGCCTGATGAGATTCTGTTCGATGACCTGTCAGGAATGACAGAAGGGTTTTATACGGATTATTTGTGGGATGGAAGCAACTTGATATACAGCCCCGTACCAACAGACGATGAGCCTGTTGATACTGAAGCAGAAGCGGATTTTACACAAACCAACGAAAATGAAGAGGAGGTAACTTATCAATGAGCTATCAAAAGCAGAACTTTGCAAACGGCGAAGTGCTTTCCGCTTCGCAGCTGAATCACATGGAGGACGGTATTGCAAAAGCTAATGAAAATACGAATTCTGGCTCCGGCCTGAGCGAGACCAGCAAGACCCTGCTGCTGTCCCTTTTGGAAAACGCCGCCTACACCAGCCCCTCCATGCAGGCGCAGCTGAACGCCTTGCGCACCGAGTGGAGTAGCGGCAGCGACAGCGGCAGTGACAAGATTCCGGTGCAGAGCGTGAGCCTGAGCGCCGTGACCATGACCCTGAACGAGGGCGAGAGTAAGACCCTGACGGCCACCGTGCTGCCCGCGAACGCAACCGACAGGGCGGTGGTGTGGAGCGTTCTGCCTACCGGCTTTGCCACTGTGGCAAACGGCGTGGTGACAGGCATCAAAGCAGGTAACTGCACCGTGACTGCCACAGCAGGCGGTAAGAGTGCAAGCTGCGCGGTAACGGTGGAAGTAGTGGAGACAGCACAGCTGATCTACAGTCTGCCCGGCGAGACCGTGCTGACCCAGGGACTGGACACCGGCCTGAAGCTGCTGGAGCACGCCTCCACCGAGACGCCGCAATACACGATCCTAGTGGATGCGAAAGCGGGGGACAACTTTGACGCAAGCACATGGCCTGCTTTCCTGCACTGCCTGACCGAGACCGGCAGTACCAGTAATCTGCCCGGCTTTAACTCCACCAGCAGCCCGCTGAACAATAAGAC